TAAAATCCCTCGGGTAGTGATACCCGTACCGGTTCGATTCCGGTCCGCGGCACCAATAAGCTCAGACAACCTTCTGTTGTTAGGCTTAAGGTGATAGTCTTATCTATGATAGTCACACGTTTTACAAGCAATTCAATCGCTTGTTTTGCGTAGTGGCTATTTTTTTTTGCAAAAATTTCCTCACGCATATTCTTCAGCAGGCTGATAATTTTTGAAGTATCAATATCCGGCGCAGATTTCACAGCAGTTTCGCAAATTTCGTTATTGATGTTGCGTAACTCTTCCTTAGCTTTTTTCAAACGCTGCATATCAAATTCGTCTGCGTCACCGTCTTCAATGACTTGATACAGGTTATTGAGCTTGCGTTCTGCCGCTGCCTTGCGTTGCAGTAAAACAGTTGTGGCGTTCTTTACTTCCTTGTTAGCGTTGCCAAAAGCGGTAGACATAGAATCCGCTACACGCTGAATGCCTGCATCGGAAAAGATTTCTCTTTCCAACGTCGACATGATCCAGTGCTCAATCACTTCTGCGCGTATCATTTTTTGTTTGCACCGATCCGCAGGCACTCTATCTTTCCTTGCACATGAATAGTAGTAGTACATATTGCCACGAGTACAGCAGGAATATCCCTGCATTGCACTTCCGCAATAACCGCAGAAGAATTTACCGGACAGCAGATAATCTCTTTTGGCCGTGTATGCGCCGCCTTTTCGTTTTTTGTTCAGAAGCATCTTCTCCTGCGCTGCCAAAAAGGTTTCTTTTGAAACAATGGCAGGAATAGCGTCGGGGATAGAGATAAAATCGTTAGGGCGCGCGTAGGAATGGCTGTTGCGGCGCTTTGTTTTGGGCACGCGATTAAATGTATACGTTCCCATATACCGCTCATTACGGAGAATATCATGCAGACTGTTCTTCGGAAAGTTTTTTCCGCTGCGTGTAGTGTATCCACGAGCGGCGAGTGCCAGGCAGATTTCGCCGTATCCTTTGCCGTCAAGATATAAGTTGAAGATGAGGCGAACCGCTTCAGCTTCTTTCTCATCAATCACATAATGCTTATCTACTATTTTGTAGCCAAGCGGAGCATAACCGCCATTGAAGATAGCTTTATAAGCGTTTTCGTTCATGCCTTTTTTAGTTTCCTTTGCAAGGTTGCGTGAATAATAAGCTGCCATACCGACCATTACTGTTTCCATTACCTGACCTTCGGGCGAATCGGTATCAATGGGCTGAGCAGCATATTCGTAACGTATACCGAGCTTTTCTAATTTGTCTTTGAATATAAAGTAGTTAAGCTCATTACGCGAATTGCGGTCGATTTTATGGAAAATTATAACGTCGAATTTGTTCTCCATAGCATCAGCCATCATCTGATTGTATGCGTCACGTGTTAAGGTACTGCGTCCGCTTTTCGCTTCATCGACGTATTCTTTGACTACAGTATAGCCTTTGCTTTTGGCGTAGGCTTTGCAGGCACGGACTTGTGCGTCTATGCTTTCTTCACGCTGCATATCAGACGAGAAGCGAGCATAGATTACTGCATTTAACATAATAACATCTCCTTAAACAAACAGCAAAGAAAATAATGCTATCATTCCTACCAACGGAAGCAGGCAACCAACACCAGCAGTTTTGCTTTCAATTCTCATGTTTCCTGTTGCTGTTTTTATGTCTGTAGTAATCTTGCTGGAACCTTTGTTATTCAAGCAGTCCCGTTGCTGTTGAGCAAAAGTTTCTATATGCCGTTGGCAATCAATGTCGGCATTTCTTGTTTGAAGGTTTTCTTTTACAATCTGAGCTTCCATATCCATTTTCATTTTAGCAGCATATTGAACTAAATCATTTTGTGCTTCTGAAGGTAATGCATTTAATTTTTCGTTGAGAAGGCTATCTGTAAGAGAATTGCTGTTTATGTTTTGTAATTGATTTTTAGCCATAATTATAGTCCTCCAAAAAATTCACTAAGCTTTTGAGAAAATGTCTTTTCTTTTGGGACAATATTAATATAATAGACAGTATCAGGGATATTCAAATCTAAGCTTACCCTTCCGTATACATTGTTATTTGCTTTCAAACTATTGCACCTATTCCAAAAAGCCTTTACATCATTGATTGCAGCAATATATCTATAACGTACTTTTGTAGCATAGCAGTCATTTAGAATACGCTGAACAATTAACATATCATCGTCACAAACCCAAGTAGCGGAATCAACAATTACTTTGGGCAACGTTGTGTAGAGAACCGGATTAGATGTATTCAATTTTCGTTGCAAAATAATAATAAGTGAATTAAGCTCCGATTTGTAGTTATCCCACGTTAAAGAATAGGATTTATAATCTTGACTTGTATTTGTAGGATGAGTAGCAACATATCTGTTTATAATTTTTTCAAGCAGGTGCGTGCGCTGCTTAGTAGATAGGACTGAAGGCAATGTTTCTAATAATCTATACATGGTTTGTGTAGATATTGCTTTAGTGCCGTTCCGCCAATCGGGGAATGATTTTAATGCGTAATTATACGCCGATTCTCCATAATTCCTTTTGTAAGCTTGAAATACTGTATAAAGTGCCGGATTGGTAAGCGAGAAAAAAATTTTCTTTAAATCTGGCATTATAACTTGAAAGTAATATTGTTGATAGCTAAACTTACTGCGACGTCGCGTATATCGCATTCGTTTCACTTCCCATCAAAAAATAATTATGAACACCTCCATTGAATGAAGGCGTTCTTTTTTTATTACTTGTCGTCGGTTTTTGGCTTTTGCTCACGTCGGCTACCGTCGGCGGAGTATACTGTCAAAAAGGGCGCGTTTCCTCGACCAACAGTAGCCGTAGAATAGATATAGCGGTATCCTTTGATTTCGGATTAAGCTCACAAAAGAGGTCATGAGCAATAGCCATTTGACGCATTTCTTCCTCAGCCTTCATCTTTTTCGCCTCCTTTTTCTTGAATTTTATGTAGCTGTTGCTCAATAAGTTGTTGAACGTTTACGCCTTGAGCTTCTAAGCTTTTCGACATGATCAAGTAAGCAACAGACATAAGCTGAGTTTTGGATTCCTGGTCTAGGCTATTATATACGCCAAGGAGTTTTTCTTCGTCACTCCTTACGGCAGGTTTATCATTAACAGAATCAACAGTTGTTTTACAAGGCGCTTTGTCAAGAAGGAAATCAGTAGTAACACCAAATAACTCTGAGAGTTTAGCCAATGATTCGCTATCAATCTTAGTTTTGCCATTCTCCCAATATGAATAAGTATTTTGATTAACACCTACAACTGTGGCGACTTCTTTCTGAGTAAGTCCAGCAGACTTCCTGGCTTCTTTTAAACGCATTATCGCACCTCCCTAAAACATTCAGTCTCCCTTAATATCAATATAATTGATATTAAGGGAAAAATCAAGCATTCAAATTTCTTTTGATAAAATGTTGATAAAACGCTTGACGTATCAATGCAGATGATTTATAATATCAATAAGGTTGATAAATACATTGATAAAACGGAGGTGACAACAGTGAATATCAAAAAAGCTAGAGAGAAAGCAGGACTTACTCAACAAGAATTAGCTGATAAATTAGGCGTAGGGCAATCTGCTGTCGCCATGTGGGAGTCACAGAAGGCTCTCCCACGTACAGACAAGTTGCCGGTATTGGCTAAGGTTCTCAAATGCAGCGTAAGCGCATTGTTAAAAAAATAAAGCCTCCCATACAGGAAGGCAGAAAGAGAGGGTGGGAATATGAACATTGAGCAAAAGCTTCAGACAGCAAGATACAACTGGCTGCCGGAAGCGAGCAAAAAAGAAATTGCTCAAGCCGCAAGCAACATCTTAAAAGAGTTGAGCGACTTGAGCAAACCCGAAATTAAGCAGACCTTGAAGCTGATAAAAGAATTAAGTCTGTACGGCGAACAAAGCCCCGGAGAAGAAAAGCTTCAAGAATTCCGCGACGTGTGCAGCGAGTTGATGGATTACATGAAAGACAATCCTATGGCTACGGCAATCGTCACAAGTGAAAAGGCAGAGCTGCTTTTCTCGGAGCTGGGCGTACCTGTTGAATATACCGAGGCTGATAACGATTTTTAATGCGAGCATTAAAGAACCTGCCTTTTGAAGGGGCAGAAAGAAAAGCCTTGTAAATATCTTCCGGGACACTGAAACAGCGATACAGTTTACCGCTACGGAAAAGAATATCCATGCAAGAGTTCTCATAACCGACAGCGGCAATGACTGATGAGCTGACAGAAACCATATCCATAAACTTCACCTCCGTTCTGTAAGACTATTATAGCACGGAGGACAAACGAAAGAGAGTGATAGAAGTGATTAGACCGCCGGAAACATATCAGTTAGAGAACGGATATATCGGGATTGTAGAAAATCCCGGTGCCGTTGCTGAAAATGATGCTGCACTGGCAATGCTGGCGAAATGGTGGTTGCAAATCGCCATTGATAAAGGGGACATCCCCGAACTGAAAGGAGTTGTTTTAAAGTGAAAAGACTGTTTTTCTTAGCTGTGCTGCTGGTTACGGCGGCGGTATTCGTTAGTGGTTATGGCGTAACGAGAGTTGTCACTTACAAAACCTATTACGTAAGTGAAGGCGAAACCGTATGGGATATTGCAGCAGCACATATGGCTGAGCAAGACAAGACACGTGATGTGCGTGAGCTTATCTTTGACATCAGAAAGCACAACGGCTTGCACGGCAAAACATTGCAGGCAGGCCAAACAATCATCATTCCTCTTGAAAAAGAGGTAAAAAAATAAGCTCCGCGGCACAACGAACCGCAGAGCGTGTAGGGGAAAATGCTAGCCACAAAAACCCTACACACATTATAACACACTTCGTAAGAAAGGATAATGAAAAATGTGTGAAGGAAGAATTTCTCTTGAAGAAGCAAAAATGCTTATGGCTGACCTGACGGCGAGAAAGAACGCCAAACAGCCGAAACTGACAACCAAACAATGGCTGGATCAGTATATGGATTGCAGCCATTGTAAATTCCAGGCAACTTGCCACCATAACCCGGGTCAACCGGGGCAATACAACGCCTGCTGCAAATGGGACGGCGAAATGACGATGAGCCTTATGGAATCGCTTGAAAAAGCGAAGGAGAGAGGGGAAGTTGTAGCATGAATGCTGTAACAGATGCGAGATACGGCTTATGCTTTGACGTTGAGACAACTAACTTTACCGATTTTGCCAACCCCGGCAAAAACGATGAAGAATTCCATGCAGCCGCAATTCTCATGAAGTCAAACTGTGAAAGAATTCTGAACAGTATCAAAGAGTACGAAGAAGCGTACAAAGCAAATAAGGAGGCATCGTTCTAATGAGCGTATATGAAAAGCTGAGTAAAGTGCAATCCGAACTGAAAGCGCCGAAGGGGCAGTATAACAGTTTCGGTAAATACAAATACCGCAGTTGCGAAGATATTCTTGAAGCGGTAAAGCCTTTGAACGCCAAACATGGTGTAGTGCTGACTGTTGGTGATGAGGTAGTCGAGATCTCTAACCGCTTCTATGTGAAAGCAACCGCCACTTTAGTAGATATTGAAAGTGGCGAAAAGGTTACTAACACCGCGCTGGCACGTGAAGACGATGCAAAAAAAGGTATGGACGGCAGTCAGATTACCGGAACAGCCAGCTCATACGCGCGCAAATACTGCTTAAACGGCTTGTACTGCATCGACGATACCAAAGATGCAGACACCGACGAATATCGCGCTCAGCAGGAGCGTAAGCCGCAGGAGAGCAAACCGCAGGAACGCCAATATGTTAAAGTAGTCAACGGCAGAACGGCGGTAATCAACAGCAACGGTGAATACGTAGCCATTGAGAATCTGACTGTTGAGCAGTTAGAAAAGACTTTGAAAATCAAACAGTTTGCGGCGGCTCATAATGCAATCCGCAGACTGTTAGGGGAGATTAAGCAATGACTACACTAGTAGAAGTCTGGAAGGACATCCACGGCTTTGAAGGGCGTTATCAAGTCAGCAATCTAGGCAATGTCAAATCGTTGCCTAGAATTGTTCGGCAAGAGCACACTCAACATAATCATGCTGTTGATAGAAACATCAAAGGTTGCTTAATTCATCCTAGTGATAATGGCAATTGGTATAAAATGGTTTTGCTGAGGCTGCTTAACCAAAATGGTAAGCGCAAAAGATTTTATGTTCATCGGTTAGTTGCGGAACATTTTATAGGGGAAATCCCCAAAGGAATGGTTGTAAACCACATAGATTACAACAAAAGCAATAACTGCGTAAGCAATCTTGAAATAGTTACTCAGGCAGAAAACACAAGACATTCGGCAATCAATATGAGAAAGCCGGCGCTCAAATCACATAGCAAGGCTGGCGCAAAGCACATATATATGCGGCGCAGAGGGTATTCTGTTGAGATTGTATATAACAAAGTAAACTACTACGGCGGTGGATATAAAACGATTGAAGAAGCCATAAAGAAGAGAGATGAGCTTTATGAGAAAATCCATTATTACAGATGATATGGAGCACTGCTATTTGTGCGGCAGACCTAGAGAATGTGTGCATCACATTTTCTTCGGCCCGCTAAGGCGTATAGCAGACAAGTTAAGGCTAGTCGTTCCGCTTTGCAATGATTGCCATATGTTCGGCAGAAATGCAGTACATCAAAACAGAAGAATAGATCTTGAATTAAAGCGGACTGCACAGCTTCGCTATGAGGAAACACATAGCAGGGATGAGTGGAAAGAAAAAATCGGGAGGAATTATCTGTGAAGTTTGAAACGAAGAGTATCAATTACTTCAATGGATGCTTGCAACTCCCTATTCCCGTATCAGCTATAACTGAAGCAGGCAAATTGCAACAGGCCTGCAATGGCGGTAAGACCTTAACTGTTGAAGTCAAGGTAAAGCGGAACGCGCGCAGCAATAACGCTAACAGCTATTGCTGGGCATTGTGTACCGAGATAGCCAAAGTGATACGTTCTCCAAAAGAAGAAGTGTACCGGCAAGCTATTAAGAGCATCGGAGCATTTACACCAAATCTCTTAAGAGAAGATGCAGTTGAGCGGTACACTGAGCATTGGGAGTCACACGGCACAGGCTGGGTAGTCGAGAATATGGGGAAACACAGATACCCTGGTTATGTAGTTCTCGCCTGCTATCACGGCAGCAGCGCGTATGACACAAAGGAGATGAGCCAGCTTATAGACTGGCTCATTGACGAGGCTAAGAACCTCGGAATTGATGTTATCAGCGACGCTGACAGGGCGTTGCTGTTGGAGGATTGGAATGAAAGCAAGAAAAAAGCAGTTTAAGAAGTATGTTAAGTGGTTGTCTAAGAGGTGGTGGAGAAAAAATGGCTACTATGCGCATTGTTAAGAATAACAACTTCAGTATTGTGTCTAATGCGATCATTAGAGATACAAATTTATCGCTGAAAGCGCGTGGCTTATTCATCCTCATGTTGAGTCTGCCGGAGAGATGGGAATTTAGCGTAAAAGGCTTATCCAAAATTGCAGGTGAAGGGCTGGACGCAATCCGTAGCGGCTTACATGAATTGGAGGAGCAAGGCTATCTGTCACGCCAACGCAAACGCAACGCAGAAGGTAAGCTGGGGGACATGGAGTATATACTCTACGAAGAACCCCAAAAGCCTAAAGCAGAAGCACCAACCGAGGAAACGTCTACGGTGGCAGAGCCTATGCAGGAAATCCCTACACAGGTGAAGTCGACACAAATAAATAAAGATATAAATAATAACAGACTTAATCAAGAACAGAGAGAGAGAGAAGAACAGAAATTACTCTCTCGCCTTAACGGCCAAACTTTACCTCTTGAAGCGGCACAGTTGCAGAATGAGTACTTCAAGCGCTTTTGGCTGATGTATCCACGGAAAGCAAAACAATTCCAGGCACAACTTGCATGGAACGCACTTCCGGTAGACGTTGAACTGTATGAGAAGATTCTCAAAGCCGTTGAGCGGTACAGTAAAACAAGGCAATGGGCAGACAAAACCTACGTGCCGTATCCGGAGAACTTTCTTGACGGCAAGCGGTGGGAAGATGATATTCCCGAAGATACACCGAAGCCGACACGGAAGAATGATGTTGCAGCGGCGGCAGAAGCTGTTGTCGCAGGCTTAGAAGGAATGGAGTGGTAGACATGGACAGAAAGCAGAACTGCATCGAGATAGCGAAGCATATGGCTGTGCTGTTCGGCGCTTTTGGACAAAGCAGCGACATAGACCGTCAGAAAATCTACGTCGCTGACCTTGCTGACTTTCCGGCGGAGCTTATCTGTGTAGCGTGCAAAAAACTGCGCTATGAATCTCACTTCCTGCCGACGATCAGTGAAATTATCGAAGCGGCAAGAAGCCTTACCGCCACGAATACAGGCAAGCGCTTGCCGTCATGGGCGGAAGCTCAGCATGAGATTGAACGGCAGTTGAACATCGCTGGCAATTACAAAAAACCCGAATTTAGCTGCAAGGAGATTGAGCAGGCTGTAAAGGCGTATGGATGGCTTAATCTTTGTATGGCAAGTCAAAGCAGTATCAGTAACGCTTGGCATCAACTAAGCAAACTGTACGAGCAGACTTGCAAATATCAGCGTGAAGAAGCAACAAACCGCTATATCCTTAAAGACAAACCGCAAGGCTATTTAGGATATACCGAAGCAAAGAATGACGGCTTGTGCTTGCTGGCGCTAGTGTTGGGGGATAAAAAGTGAAAAAAGATTGGAGCTTATTGGTTGGCGAAAAGCATGGAACGCTGACTGTAAAACAGGTCGCAGGATCTGACAGAAACGGCTTTACCTACTTGCTGTGTCAGTGCGACTGCGGCAACGAAAAGGTTGTCAAAGCAACAGACTTTACACGGTGGAAAGTAAAGACCTGCGGAAAACTGGAATGTAAGCGCAAGACAAGAGGTGTGTTGACGTTACCGGAAGCGCAGGAGAGTTTTCCTCCGTATACAGGCGAGAGAGTTAGTGCTTTAGAGCAACGAATCAAACCACGTTATTTCTGCAAGGCCGTCACACCGGAGTGCACGATAAGCACTCTGCTGCACATCTGCTGTTGTGAGTGTGACAGGCCTTGCAAGCGGTGCGAGAATACTCCGCAGAAGTGCGGAGCGAGGGAGAGAAAATAATGCAATTCGTAGATTTTTTCGCAGGAATCGGCGGTATTCGCTTAGGCTTAGAGCAAGCCGGGCATAAATGCGTCGGCTTCTGTGAGTTTGATAAGTACGCCAGGACGGCGTATAAAGCTATGTACGATACGGAAGGAGAGTGGGAAAACCACGATGTACGAACAGTTAAGCCTTATGACGTACCAGCCGCCGACCTCTGGTGCTTCGGCTTCCCGTGCCAAGACATTAGCGTCGCAGGCAAGCAAAAAGGCCTGCAAGAAGGTGAGCGAAGCGGATTGTTTTACGAAATTATGCGACTGCTTGCCGGCCGTAGGCAAGAAGATAGACCCCGATGGCTACTCGTTGAAAATGTTAAAAATTTACTTAGCATTGGAAACGGATTTGACTTCGCGCGGCTGCTGCTTGAAGTGGGGGGGGTACGGGTACTCTCTCCAATGGGACACTCTCAACAGCAAAGACTACGGTGTTCCCCAAAACAGGGAGCGCGTGTTCATTGTCTGCTATCTTGGAAACATCAGTGGACAAGAAGTATTTCCTCTCAGACGAACAGACGGCGAGAATCCTTGCGAACTCAAGGAGATAACACAAGGAGTTGCTGATGCCCAAAGAATCTATGAAAGCGACGGATTAGCAAGAACGCTAAAAGGTGAAAGCGGCGGGCAAGGTGGGAAAACAGGCTTGTACGCTGTGAAAGTGCTAAAGCCTTATGGTTCGACAGGCGGTGTGTGTGGCTTGAAAATTACCGAAAACGAAACAGGTATAGCATCACCGTGCGTTGCACGTGATTATAAAGGCATTAAAGGAGTGATAACATGGCTAAAAATCTAATCCCTGAAATCGTCCAAATGCTGGGCGTGGAGTTGGGCGAAGAATTTAAAATTAAAGGTTATAGCGAAGCCTTTATGATTACACCTGATAAAGGGTTAATAGCAACAGACGATGACTCGGAAACGGAAACAGAATGGATACCCGCCAACATATTATTTGTTGCCCTGCTGAATGGAGAAGAGGCAATCGTCAAATTACCGTGGCAGCCGAAGAATGGCGAGGTTTATTATACCTACAATTTTTCAGCCAGCAAATGGGTCGTTTGCTCGTCGTGGTGGGGCGGCTCCCCGAGCGAATATGCTTTGTTTGACAAAGGCTGGGTATACCGCACGCGTGAAGAAGCGCAAGCTGCACTCCCTGCCGTGGCTGCGGAAATAGGTGTGGAGTATAAGCTTTAAAAGAGAAAACTGCAACATGTTGCAAAAATATCTTGTAAAAAAGTTGAGGTGATAAGAATGACTGTTGAAGAATTAATTGAATTGTTAAAAAGAGAAGATAGTGATGCAGTAGTACGTGTCGACGCGAAAAACAAAAAATACTCCGTTCTTGATACAAGCTCTGGTTATCTTTTGCGTGCAGGAGAAGAACCAATAGGGATAGTGGTAATCGTTTGCGAATAATAGCCCTAGGGTGCGGCGGCTGGGTTGCCGAATGGCAGTAGGTTGCGAAACGTAGAAGTAAGCGCTGCTATTGTGCGCTGAACGAAAACGCTTTGCGTAAAAAGAGAACCCGAGAATTCCCACGCCGCCGCTTTTTATAAAAACGAGGTGAAGAAATGAGTAAGAAACAAAAACTCAAAAAAGCGGTTCAACTTATAAAAGCTATGTGCAGCAAACGCAAGCACTGCAAAGGTTGCATCTTTTACGATGTTGGTACCGTTTCAAATTGCCAAATGACAAATTGGCCCGATAGATGGGATTTTGGAGAGGTACAGCAATGAACGATGAAAAACTAATCGTCCTGCTTTACGCGTTCCGCTATGCCGTACACAGAATCCCAACACAAGCGTTAGCAGCTATCCAAGGCGAACTGGTGACTAATCTTCACCGGTTGCCAGATTGGATGCTGGCGCAGATGGAACGTGACCTTGAATGGAATTTCGAGATAATGGAAACTCACAGAGGCGAGGATGGCACGGTCAGCCTTGATGATGACTGCGAATTCCAACGGCCGATATTGGAGTCGATTAAACAGGAACGGAAGGCGAGAAAATGAGATATTTAGTAATCTGGAAGAGTATCGCTTTTCCCGATATGGACCTGCAAACCTGCGTTGAGGCTGATAACGCTGATGCAGCGCAGGTTAAGGCAGAAGCGGAAGCGCCAGAAGATTTTAAGGAAGTCTATTATGTTGACTATGTGAAGGAGGTACAAAAATATGAGCGATAAAATGAGTGATAAAATGAGCGATAACATGATTGATTTTGTCTGTGCACAGCTGGATGAGTTGAAGCAACAGATCCGTGAGAAGCATCAGCAATACTCAACAGAGGATGCTTTGGCGAACTTCCGTGTAGGCGCTATGCTCAGTGGGAAACAGGCTGATTATCCTGCTATGTATGAAGAAGCGAAGGCCTATGCGAGAAAGCACATCGCTCATGTGTATGCACATGACATAGACGGCGTGAAGGTGGACGAAAGCCTGAAAGATATAGCTTTGTACAGTCTTATTGAACTGTATATGGTAAAGGCGTGGGAGCAGGAGACGGCAGAGTATCAAAACAGCGACGAATATAGAAACATGGTTGAGAATATCAAGAAGCGTTATGATTTTTAAGGAGGATATAGAACATGAATAGCATCGTTTTGTTGGGCAGAATGACAAAGGACGCAGAAGTCAGATATACGTCGACCGGTAAGGTTGTAGCGAGTTTTTCACTGGCTGTGGACAGACCTTATACAGGCGAAGACGGAAAACGCGAAGCAGACTTTATCAACTGCACGATCTGGGGGAAGAGCGCCGAAACATTAGGCAACAGCGTGCATAAGGGACAGCGTGTGTTGGTGGAAGGTCGTTTGCAGATTAGACCATACACCGATAAGAACGGCAACAAACGCACGGCCGCAGAGGTTGTGTGTGGACGTTTTGAATTTATCGAGCGCAGAGAACAGCACGGCAACCAGGGAGAACTGCAAGGCATGGAAAGCTTTGGGCAACAGGTTCCGTTTAACGAGGAGATACCGTTCTAATGGCGTGGGGCAAATATCATAATCGGAAAGTGGTTATTGACGGCATAACCTTTGACAGCCAGCGAGAAGGCGACTATTACTGCGAGCTGAAGATGCTGAGAATGGCGGGAGAAGTCATAGATTTTGAGCGGCAGGTGACGTTTGAGCTTCAGCCTAAATTTAAGCACTCCGGAAAGACGGAGAGAGCCATTAAATACATCGCTGACTTTGTTGTCAAGTACAAGGACGGCCGCACCGTTGTTGTTGATGTGAAGGGTGACAAGACCGACGTATATCGTATCAAACGGAAGATGCTTGTATACAAGCAGCCGGACATGATTTTTGAAGAGGTATAGAACATGATTAATGTTAAGCGAATGATTGAATTCTGCTGGCAGCACGAAGAAGATATTCGGCGTGCGATAGCCGAGAAGCGGTTAGATGCAGGCGGAGTGGTCACAGGCGGCGGAGGACATTGCAGAATCAGCGATCCAACAGCTCAGAAGGCGATACACAACGTATCTGACGTGCCGTGCGTAGAGGTGGAGTATGGGGCATATGTTAATGATATGCGTAATGTTATGACCATTAAGCGGCCGTTACAATGGCTTAAAGCCGCCCATTGGACTAAAGAGCATTATGCAGATAAGCCGCAGGGCGAATTAATTAAGCTCAAATACAGCGAAAGTCTGCTCAGAAACGATATTGTAGAGATAATGGGCATCAGCCAGGCAACATATTATGTGATGCTGAGTGATATATTTACATACGCCGAAGGCCTAGCGGCAGGCCTAAAGCTGATACCACCGAAGCGGTGAAGATAGCGGGGAGAAATCTCCGCTATTTTTTTGAAAAAATGCTTGACTATTGGACACCAATATAATATACTATAGTCAATGACAGGGGAGAAACCCCGATAAAGGAGGAAGAACCATGAAGAATGAAGAATTGAAGAACGCTTTAGAACAGGCTGTTATCGACAGCAACGAGGTTAGAATCAAAGAGGTTATGCAGAGCGTAGGCATTAGCCACGTTGCCGCGAACGATTTAGCGGTGATGTGTAAGAACATCATCAGAAATCATCCGGAATACCGCATCGTTAAATTCGTTGAGCCGGGGCAGAATCCGAAAACTGCCAGCCTGCAAGAGTGCGGCGTGCTGACCTGCTGCGAGTATGATGACGGCAGTGAGGAGTGTTATCAATGAGTGAAACCAGAATCCTACGTTGCCTTATCAACAAGGCAGGCGGTAACTCCGGCTCAGGCAGCAAGACGTATAGAACTACGCTGCCTGCTACGTGGATGAAGGAGTTAGGCGTCACTGAAGCAGACAGAGAGCTGGAGCTGACGTTTGACGGCGAGAAAATTGTAATAAAGAAGGTGAAATAATGCCGCAGAAAGGAACATCAACGCTGAGAATGCGAGTGTGTCGGCAATGCGGCATAGAATTTATGGGCGGGCCGCGTGCGTGGTACTGCCCTACTTGCCGTATAGAAAGACAGAAGGAACAGGCGAGACGATGTAGGCAGCGAACGCTAAAGGGACAGACACGTCGCCTTGGTAGCATCGACCAATGCGAAGTGTGCGGGAAAGATTATATAGTTAATTCCGCGCGCCAGAGGTACTGTCCTGATTGCGCTCCGGAGCGTTACAGAGAAGTCGACAGAGAGCAGAGCCGCGGTTGGTTGAAACGGGCGATTGATGCACATGGCGAAGAATACCTGGAAGAACATTTGAAGCGAAAGAGAGAAAATTATCGGAAGAATACAGAAAATAAACGCATATGTCCGATGTGTGGCGGAATAGTGCCCTTTGGGGAAAAGATGTTTTGCTCAGATCAATGTCGAAACGCAGCGGAGCGGTACGCTTATGCGAAGCACAACTATAAAATCGGGCGGTTGAAGGCAGAACCGAATTTCGCTGATTACGCAAAAGGAGGGCGGCTGTACGAGAAGAGAGCTGATGTTATCAAAAAATACGCCACTCTCCGGCGCACAATGCTAGAATCTTACCAATCGGCTCCGGCAGCGTATGACAAAGCGGCTAAGGAGATGAGCGAACTCCTAGTCGCTTGTCAAAAGCGTACCGACGCTGACCTTATAACGCAGGCTATCTATTATCAAGATATAATCATTGATTGTGAGCGGCAGATGCCTTTGCCCAAAAAATCAGATGATCGCGTTGCCGAAAGTTATAAGGTGCATCGGTACACGATGCAGGAATATAACGAAGCGCGCGACAATCTGCAAATTTTGTGCGGAAATAACGTAAAGGTTGGCGATGTATTCGGGGAGTGGACGGTACTCAGAAATTTGCCAGATAATATATATGTCTTATGTCGATGCAGTTGCGGAAAAGAACGTCCGGTAAGTAAATATACCCTGCTGAGCGGGAAGAGCGTATCTTGCGGACACACAAGGGTGCTCAATAACTTAAAACGCAGGCGAGCAGAATATATCGGAAAGACATTTAACGAGTGGACTGTGCTTGATGTTTTCCCCGGGAGGGAAGCACTTTGCCGTTGCAGCTGCGGCACTGTCAAAAAGATGTTTTTATCCACCGTCATCTCCGGGCGCTCAAAATCATGTGGATGTAAGCGGAACGCAGGATATGAGCAGGAGTCAGAAAAAGCTATGGCTGCTGGGCGAGCTTATAAAAAAGCATTTACCGCAGAGGGGCTGACGGTGATGTACCTCGGGAAAAAAGTCAACAAAAACTCGTCTACAGGTATAACCGGAGTCGGAATATATCGCAATGCACGGACGGGCGAGGAAATGTATCGCGCATATATTACTGTTAAACGGAAGCAGATAGCGCTTGGACTATATCGTGATATCAATGATGCTATAGCTGCCAGAAAGGCAGCGGAAGAAAAATACTTTGAGCCGTTGCAGGAAAGGGTAGACGCTATCAAGGATACGTTGAAAAATAATAACGGAAAAAAATTTTAAAAATCGCTTGACTATTGGACACCAATAGTGTATACTAGAGTCAACAAAGGAAATTTGAACTTTAGGAGGAAAACACCATGAAAATCATCAACACTGCAAACAACAAGGTATTAGCTAACATCATCACCAACCACAGAATGAGCATCGAAGAAGCTCTTGAACTTGTAGGATACGACCTGAGCCAATGCGATGATGACGGCGCTTACATCGACGATGATGGCGAGCAGTTCTGGATTGAGGATTGCGAAGAAGCCGACGAAGATTAAGGAGGGGAGAATATGAAATATTTCTATATTGAGCGCATCGCCCCGGACGGTCGTTTGAACGGCTTTTACATCCAGAAGGCCGAGAACCTGGGAAAGGTTCTTTACGCCTTTGACGAAACGGAGAGCGACGGCGGATTATACGCGCCGCGTATCGCTGAAATCACTGAAGCGGAATACGAAGATTTTCCGCACTTTTATCCAAAAAATTGGGTGTATGGAGCGGAATTCTAGAGTTGACGCAGGATATTATACGTAGTATAATAAATAATGATAAAGTATATAGAAGCGCTAATCGAAAGGTTGGCGCTTTTCTTTTTGGAGCAGTGCCAGAGCGGCTGAATGGCAGCGTTTGCTAAACGACTGAGAGGCTGCAGAGTCTCACGTGGGTTCGAATCCTACCTGCTCCGCCAATTAAAACAATATTAGAGCGCATATCTATTGCAGGTATGCGCTTTTTTATTTGGTGACCGCAGGGACAGCGGGCCAACATCCTGCCAGCGGCAACCCTCCTACGTTGGCAGGACACCAACAGCAAAGGACGTGTCATTATGGGTAGATTTGGGCTTAAGATTAATAAATTGATGCAGGCTTTGGAAAGCCAAGGCGAAATCTATATGCTGGATCGTCGGCAGGTGTGGTCCGATAAATTGCATAAAAAGGTGCAGTCTCTAACGTTATCTAAGAGCGTGCCGACGGAAGAATACAATCGGGATAATCCTAAGCCGAAATCTACGCAGCATGAACGCGTGAAGGTAGTGGAGCTGACCACGTTTAGCGAAGTTGAGGTTGTGCTGGCGTTGGCGGCAAAGTGGAAGCAGGTGACCAGAAATGGCAGACGAGTCAAGAGCAACACCTGCTGAGCTGACGCAGAAGCAGAAAAAATTTGCCGACTACCTTATAAAACTAGGGAGAGATAGAGCAACGGAAGCGGCGAAATTAGCAGGATATAGCGAGAAGAGCGCACGGCAAAGTGGATATGCGAATATGCAGAAAGCGTCAGTCAAGGCTTATATAGAGGAGCGGTTAAAGACAGCCGCAGAGCCTAGAGAGAGAGCAGAAGCAGAGAGAAAGCTTGTAGCGGACGGCGACGAGGTTCTTCAATTTCTCACAGCAACAATGCGCGGCGAGGTCAAAGACCAATTTGGTCTTGATGCTCAGCTAAAGGACAGGCTCGCGGCAGCGAAAGAGCTGCAAAGGATAATCGACGTCACCAAAAAGACAGACGACGGCGGTAGCGAGGGCGGAACGACGCTGATTATCGAGCCAATCTATGGAGCACCGGAGGCTGAGGGCGATGAGTAAAAAGATATATCTCAATCCGATTTTCCGCAAGGTCAACGAGAGCAGGAAGCGCTACGTGCTGCTTAAAGGCTCTGCTGGCAGCGGAAAGAGCGTCGACCTTGCTTACGATTACACCCTAAAACTTTCAAATCCTAAATATAAAGGCGCTAACCTTTTATGCGTCCGAAAAATTGATGAGTCCAATCGTGATAGCACCTTTGCGGAGCTTAAAACGGCGATATTCCGCATCTTCGGGAGCGAATGGGAAAAGCATTGGAGCGTACGCGAATCTCCGCTGCGGCTGGAATGCAAGGACACAGGCAACACTGTTATCTTCCGTGGCATGAAGGATGATAAACAGCGTGAGAAGGTTAAATCTATCACGTCTGACAAAGGGAAGTTGACCTGGATATGGGTAGAAGAAGCAACGGAGCTGACAGAAGAAGATTGGGATATTCTGGACGACCGCTTGCGCGGCAAGCTGGATAATCCGAATCTTTACTATCAAATGCGAGGGAGCTTTAACCCGGTTAGCAGCACTCATTGGATTAAAGGCAAATTCTTTGATAACCCCGACCCGAATGTGCTGGCGCACTCTTCCACGTTTCTCGATAATCTTTTTGTTGACGAGCAATACAAAATGCGCATGGAGCGCCGCAGAGAACGCGATCCAGAAGGCTATAGAGTGTACGCTTTAGGTGAGTGGGGCCTACTTGGCGGACAATACTTCAACAATTGGAGCGAGAGCCTGCACGTTATTAAGCCGTTTAAGATACCCGACGGCTGGATGAGGTTTAGGTGTATGGACTGGGGCAGCTATCATCCATATGCTTGTTATTGGATAGCGGTTGACTATGACGGCGTTATGTATGTTTATAGGGAGCTTTACGGCTACGGCGGCAAGGCTAACGTGGGTACAAAAGAGCCTAGCACGCTTGTTGCTCAACGCATAGCCGATTCTGAGAGCGCCGACAAGCGCTTGATAAGGTACGCTGTGTTAGATAATGCCTGCTGGGGCAAACAGGACACAGGAGCGCCGAGTATAGCGGAGGAGATAAACAGGGTGCTGATGGATAACGGATGCATGATGTTTAACCCGTCTGTCAAAGGCAGAGAGCAGGTTGGCGAGGAAATCCGCCTGCGTCTGCAAGGCTGGGAAGATAAGGAAGGGAAGCGTCACCCAGGTATAAAGGTGTTTAACACGTGCTTCCACCTTATCAGGACATTGCCGGAGATAACACACGATAAGAATCAGCCGGAGAAATATGATACAAACGGCGAAGATCATGCTATCGACGCGATAGGCTATGGCTGCATGAGCAGGCCGTGGAAGCCGACAGCGCCTAAGAAACAGGGTAAGCGTGACGGCTGGAAATTTGATTATAGTAACGAGAGCAACAGCAGAAGAAGCTTTATGGGAGTATAAGGATGATTAGATATGAGCTTAACATGACTCCAAACGATATAGAGTTAAAGGTAACCGGACACGATGAGGAGCACAGCACGGAGTTCCACGCGGTCTGCGGCATGGTGAGCGCTGTGTCACAGTCATGCGTGTATGGCATTGTACATTTCTGCGATGATTACGAGCTGGTAGAGTATGAGCCTGGACGAATTAGAGTCAAAGTTAAGAACCTGCCGACGGCGAGAGCGCTGTGTTTATCGTGCGTCGCAGGCCTTAACGCCATTAAGCAGCAGTTCCCACGCGACTTTGAGGGGTGAGAGATATGTTAGATGATTTCCAATATGCTAAGTCAGAGGACAACTCAACAACCTTTGTCGCTGAGAACAGCAAGTTGCTGAGGTATAAGCGGTGGTTTAAGGAAGCCGTGGAAGCGCAGCAGAAGTGGCGCAACGTGGCGAGAGAAGATAGAGAGTTCTATTCGGGGAAGCAATGGGCGGACGGAGACAAGAAAACGCTTGAAGATGCTAAGCGCCCTGCGATTACCATTAACCGTATTAAGCCGCTAATCAATGTTTTAAGCGGTTATCAACGCCTTAACCGCTATGATATTGACTTCCTGCCACGCACAAACGATGATGACGAGCAGGCACAGCTCCGTAAAGGCGTGACGAAGTACATCATGGACCGCAGTCACTACAACTACGAGGAAAGCGACGTTTTTAATGACGGCGTTGTTACCGGTATCGGTTGGTTTGAAGTAGGATATAAATTCGATTGGCTGGCGCAGGACGGCGACGCATTTATCCGACGTGTATCACCTTTTGATATTTACGCCGACCCGGAGAGCCGCGACAAGCATATGCGCGATATGAAATATGTTATCCGGGCCCGGTGGGTAGACAAAGATGAGCTTGCCGCCAAATATCCGCAGCAGGCAGATGAGATTAATGCTCAGACCGCCGCATATATGACGGAGGAAACCGAGAACGATAAAAAGTATAACGAATTATGGTACTCCCACGAAACCAAGAAGATTAGATTCGCTGAATGTTGGTACAAGAAAGCCGTTCAGAAGCAGTTGTTTATCCTAAAGAGCGGCGAATTGGTGGAGCAAGTCACCGAAGATATGATAGCTTTAGGCATGATTCTGCGCCAGCAGACTGTGACTACTACAGAAGTTAGAATGTTAGCCTTCTTTGACAATGTAGTCTTAGAGGATATTCAATCGCCTTATAAGCATGGATTTATCCCATTCGTGCCCTTCATCTGTTACTATCAGGGCGAGGACGATATCCCTTCCGGTGTTGTACGTGACCTTAAAGACCCGCAACGTGAGATAAACAAGCGCCGCAGTCAAGAGCTGCATATCCTTAACACGCAGTCTAACGGCGGCTGGATTTCAGAGGAAGGCGCAATGTCTCCGCAGCAGGAAGCATCGTTTAAGCGAAACGCTTCTACACCGGGAGCATTGCTTAAAGTTAATCCCGGTGCGCTGTCTATGCAGAAACTGCAAAGGCTTGAACCGCAAGCGCCGCCGTCTAACATCATTAATGCGTCGCAGGAAGCAATGAACGAAATGCCTAGCATCAGCGGTATCAACGAGGCTTTAATGGGTACAGACATCAGCAATTCGCAGTCTGGCCGTGCTATTGAATTGAAGCAGAAGCAGGCTATTACTCATATCGCAGGACTGTTTGACAACCTGCGTATGGCTAAAGAGCTGATTGTAGATATGTTATGGGGCAGGCGTGGCGCACCCGGTATCATTCCTCAGTTCTATACGGAGCAAAAGACGTTTAGAATTGTAGGCGAGAACGGAGAGCCGCAGATTGTTACTGTTAATCAACAGGTTCAGCAGCAGCAGGTCAATCCACAAACAGGCATGATTCAGACGATTACAAAGACGCTCAATGACTTATCCGTAGGCGAATTTGATATTGTCATTGCTGATACACCTGCTACATCGACACAGCGCACAGCTCAGTTCTGGAGTTTGGTCGATGCTTGCGGCAAATTAGGTATTCAAGGCAACATGATCATGGATATTCTTATTGATTTATCGGATATTCCGCAGAAAGCAGAAATTAAGCGCCGGCTTAAAAGCCAGCAGGAAGAACAGGCGCAGGCACAGCAACAGCAGATGCAGGCTCAAATGGAGCTGGAGAAGCAGAAGCGACTATCTCGCAGCATCGCTTACAAAGACCTGCAATTACCTTTGCAGCTGCAACTTGCGGCTCAAGCGGGTATCCTACCGCAGCAGTACGCTGATGCTTTCTTGCAATGGAGCATCCAGCAAATGGCGCAGAGCATGGGCATGGGCGGCGTGCCTAACATGGGACAGCAAGGCGTTATGCCGCAACAATTACCGCAGGTGCAACAAATGTCGCAACAGCCTACACAGGCGGCGCAGTCACCTTTGACGCAGGCCGCTATGAATGGATTGGTTGAAGCGAATAAGCCAGTATTATAGGAGGTATAAACAATGGTAGCAGTAAGAAAGAAAAACGAAGAACAGCAGGAACCTTTAGACGCATTGGCTGAAACTGATGTACCTGCATCCCCTTATGAACGTCATGCATCTATTATGTTAGAACGCTCAACAGCCGTAGATAAGGCTATGAAGAAGCTTGACCAAGCTATGATTAATAAAGCATTAACCTTGCTTGAAGCTAGCGGCGAGGGCGCAGGTGATTTAAAAATTAAACAAATTGAAACAGCGATTGAGATTTACAAAGCATTACAAGCTTTGTAGTCACAATCGCTTTTCTTATATCGTGCCGCCGACGATATGGGCGCATTTAGCCGACGGGCGTAAAACGTAAAGGAGTAATCACATATGTTTAACTTTAACTTCCAGATGTTTAATGACGATATTCCCGGTATTGATGCTGACGTTTTGGAGCAATTCAAAGACGAGCTGCCGCAGGAAGAACCTGCTGAGCAGCCGGAACAGCAAGAGGAAGCTCACGCTGACCATCACAGCGACAACAAAGATGTAGAGCTGACCGAACAACAGACTGAGGAAGAAGAGGAAGTTCCCGAGGGGTCCAATGTTCCGTATAACCGATTCAAAAGCGTAAATGAGCGCATGAAGGCCGCAGAAGCGCATCAACGTGAGTTAGAAGCTGAATTAGCTAAGTATAAAAATCAGCCACAGCAGCAAGAGCAGCAGGCATCCCCTGCACCTGCCGTTCCACAGAATGTTGGCGATTTTACCGCTGAGCAGATTAAACTTATGACGAACGAAGCACGCCGCCGCGCCGCAAAGCAGCTCAATTTGACCGAAGAAGATGTTGAGAATATTGAATACAGCGACGACCCAGACGTCAAGGCCTCTTATGACGCGCTCACTGTACAACACATGAACGACGTTAGAAAAGAGGTTGTTGCCTACCAGCAAAAGCAGCAGGCTTATATCGACGATATTCAAACGACCAATGCGGACTACACAAGCGAGGTTAAGAGATTCAATTCCGACCCGGAGTATGCAGCGAAATGGGAGAAAGTCTGCAAAGCCGCACAGCAGCGCGGCAACCGCTTTATGGCAGCAGCACAGGGAGCTATCGACCGTCTTAATTCTGGTAGAGGTACATCAAGCGATTACTTCTTTGTCAAAGACTTTATGGACAGCGTACTCGGTAACTGGTCTGCAACAACGGCGAAACCGAGCAAAACAAACAAAAAAATTCAAGAAGCGGCAAAACTTCCTACTGCTCCCGAAGTGGGTGGCAGCACTAAAGGCGATATTGTATGGGATACACCAACCATTACCGACTACATCAATAGCGGCAGAATGGACGAAATCCCACCAAATGTGTTAAAGCGCATTATGGGACAGCAAATCGCTCCCGGTGATTATGAGGAATAAGGTCCGCGGAAAGGACTAATAAATGAAATTCGAGTTTTATTTGCAAATGTTTGCCGACACTAAGGTTCCGGCAAACCTTGTAAAGAAAGTATGGGCTGCGCAACTTTGGAAAGAAGCACAGCGCGACAACTTCTTTGCTAAATTCACCGGTACTTCTACCGATTCTATTATTCAAAAGGTTACTCAACTGTCTAAAGAGAAGGGCGACCAAATCACTATTCCGTTGATGATGAGATTGACAGGTGACCCGATTATGGGCGATGCAATGTTGGAAGGCAATGAAGAAGCACTGCAATTCTACGATTACAGTGTAACCATTAACCAATTCCGTCACGCTGTACGCTTAGAGGGCGCAATGGAAGAGCAGAAAACTATTCTTGATCTGCGTACCGCAGCGAAAGACGGCTTGAAAACCTGGCTGACTGAGTACATCGAAAACCAAATCGTGAAAGCATTGACTGCTTCTCCGACCACTAGCCATGCTATGTATGCAGGTTCCAACACTGCGGAGGGCACTATCACTGCTACCGACCTGCTGACCACCGACCTTATCTCTGCGGCGGCACGTAAAGCGAAAACTATGTCTCCTAAGATTCGCCGTCCGAAGGTTAACGGCAAGGAATACTACATTCTGTTGGTTGACCCGTACCAAGCGCGCGACTTGAAGAAAGACACCAAATGGCTGCAAGCTCAATATAACTGTGCTGAACGTGGCATTGAGAACCCGTTGTTCAGCGGTATGCTGGGCGTATGGGACGGCGTAGTACTGCATGAGTACGAGAATTTGCAGCGTACTCAGACCGGTGCTTCTAAAGCTATGGTTGGCCATGCTTTGCTGTTAGGCTGCCAAGCTGGCGTGCAGGCTATCGGTAAAGAGCCGTTCTGGAAAGAGAAATCTTTCGACTATGAAAACAAGGTTGGCTTTGCTGTTGGCGGTATTATGGGCTTTGGCAAGTCTAAATTCAACGAAAAAGACTTTGGCGTTGTACAAATTATCACTTTTTCTGCAAACGACTAATCGCATAAGGGCGGGGATACATTCCCTGCCCTTTTTTGTTCTTTATGGAGTTTTAAATCATGATTGAGATTAAATCATTAATCGCAAGACTGCGGCGAACGATGAAGGATGAGGACGAGAACAGTTTTACTGATGAGGAGTTATTGGACTACATCAGCGACGGCGTAGCGTTTATCAGACGTATCATTCTGCCAGTCAATCCCGAATTTATCGCAACTACTCTAGCTAGTGGCACGTTAGACAAGGGGCAGAATGAAGTTAAACTGTCTGGCAGCATCCAACAGCTAGTCGACGTGCGTGTCAATGGAAAAAAGGTGCGCATGACAAACATTAATGCTATTGACGATTCAACCAACATCGGGCGCATAGACTGCTACTGTCTGTTAAACAGAAGCAAGATACTGTTCTTTCCTTTGCCGGAAGAACCTTGCACATATGAGGTTATAGGCATCAAACAACAGCCGGAGCTGACGTTAGCAGACTCTACGCCATACAATAATGACTTTGACACAGCTATCTTTGAATATGCTGCAGTCCGTGCAGGCATGGGCGATATGTTCCAAATGTCGCAGGAGATGCAGATAATGACAAACGTAGCAGAGCAGGTGGAGAACCTTATCAGATGCACGAATAACAGCGAGGACAACTTTGTAAGAGGGTATTACTGATGGACGTTGATAAGCTCATACAACATATACCAAACAACGTCAGCGGTGACGGCAAACCTTTTGTTGCCGCACTCAAAAAGGCGTTAATAAAGTACAAAGAAGATCTAAACAAAAAGATTGACGATAACACATCGAGCGTAGGTGAAAAACCCGGACACGTCAGCAGCGTACAGTTATTGGAGCTACATTCAATCAATGACGGCGTTCGCATCAACTCTATACAGGTGTCATGGGTAAAGACTACTGTTACCAACTATGCTAAAGCCGAGGTATGGTTCAGAACGTCACAGGACAAGGCATGGGAGAAAGCAGGAGAGAGCAGCGGTACGCAGTTTGTTTACAGCGGTGCTACAACAGGCCTGACGTACTATATCAAAGTAGTAGCGGTTAACACCAAGGGAAACGCTGCCGACTTTGAAACAGCTCCGCAAGCTAGCATCAAGATTCAAGGCAGTCAATATATCCCTAACCCGCCGACGCAGTTTGTATTGACGTGGGACGAGAAAGGCCCGCTGTGGAAGTGGCTTTTTGAACCTAACGAATACATAGACTTCTTTGAATTGAGGTTAGACCAGAACCCCGGTGTTTGGAATGACAAGAGATTAGACAGCACACGTGAAACGTGGAGCAGAGCCAATCCCGGAGTCAGAAGCGGCACAGCTTATCTGTACATCCGAAATATATTCGGTGAGTACAGTGAACCTGCCGTGCATGAGTTTAACAAGGCCATGCCGCAGAAGCCTACCGCACCGCAGCTTACAAGCACGATTGACGGCGTTAGGATTAAAATGCAAGGCTTGCCGTTAGGTGCAACAGGCTACAAGATTCATATCAAGACTAAGGATAGTACAGAAACCGTTGAGGATGATTTCTATACGGTCAACAGCGAGTATATCTACTTCTTCTTCATCGGGCATATCACAGTCAAATACTGCTTTGTCGACCCGTTAGGGGACGGCGAATGGAGCGATACGAGCGAAGCAGACTGCAAAGCTGGCATTGATATAGGTCAAGTGCCTACGATTGACTACACCAAGTTTGATAAGTTTACGCAGGACGCTATTGACAAGGCCAACAATCAGCCTAGCATTAACGAAGATTTGAAGAAACTGATTGACGCTAATACGAACGGCATACATCAGAATGAGGATTCTATCACAAGCGTGGTTAAGCGTGTAGATACTGCCGAGGGTACATTAAAGACACAAGGCACGGCTATTCAGCAAAATGCTAACAGCATATCTACAATCGCTATAGATGTTAAAGGGAACACGTCAGCTATCGAGCAGAACGCCAAGAGCATTACCGCTATCGTAGAGGATGTGAAAGGAAACAAGGCATCTATCCAAGCCAACGCTGACAATATTACCAGCATCGTTACAAAGGTTGATAAGCAAGGCTCAACGATTAATAGCCAAGGCTCAGCGATTGTACAGAACGCTAACAGTATTACAAGTGTTGTTACGGAGCTGAACAAAAAACCTGCCGAATGCAACTACTCATCTATCAACCAACTGCAAGATGATATTCTTCTGTGCGTCAAGAAAGACGGCGTTATCAATGCTATCAACGTATCAACGGAAGGCATTGTAATCGACGGCAAAAAGGTTCACATCACAGGCGATACAGTGTTTGACAAAAATGTTATCGTAGGCGGCATGATAGCCGCTGAAAGTATCGCACTGGAACACTTAAAGGCTAATTCCGTATCGTCTGCGAAGATACAGGCTAACGCTATCACGTCGACTAAAATTGCCGCAGGAGCGGTGACAGCCGACAAAATCGAAGCAGGAGCTATCACGGCAGAGAAACTTGCCGCTGACAGCGTGACTTCTGATGCTATACAGGCAGGAAGCGTTATCGGTGATAAGATAGCGGCGAACACGATAACTTCTAGCAACATCGCTTCTAATGCAGTCACTTCTTTCCAGATTCAAGCAGGAGCTGTGACGGCAGAAAAAATTGACGTTAACACGTTATCTGCTATCACCGCTAGGATTGGCGAATTGAAAACGGCTGACACAGGGGCGAGAATGGTGTTAAGAGATAATTTGATACGCATATATGACGAAAACAACGTCTTGCGCATAAAAATGGGGGTGTGGTAATGGCTCAAGGTTTAGTAATAAACAACGCAGACGGAAGTGTGAAGTTAGATACTAACAGCAATATCACAAGAACAATAGGACAGGCAACTCTGCAAGGCAGCGGAGAAATCACAAGCGCTGGCATAGGATATCCGAATAATAAGCTGTGGTACATAATCCTCAGTAACGTATCTCCAGTATATAAACCCAGTAATAACGAATATCCGGTTTTGCGCATAGATGATACTGGGTATAGGATATTTTGGAAAAATCAACTTGGTACAAAGATAAGGTATGGAATAATATGAGCACTTATCTTGAAGTTATAGGCGATGATAAAAGAGTAGTTATCGACGATAAATTTGCTTGCATGGAAGTAGTTGACAGTTTCCCGTTATCACAGTGCAAGAAGAAAGATATGTCTAGCAACACAGCGTCATGGCATAATTATTATTATGAATTTCCCGTCGGCCATTCAATACCGGACAATGCGCTGGTTGGCATAAGTTTAAACGGCATAACGAGCGATGTGCCGTTTTCCTATTTTGCTATCGGAAACACCATTCGCTTTTTTGGAGACGGAAGTGCAGTAGCACAAGTTGGCATAGTTGCTATCGAAAGAGATGATATTATAGCAACGTCGACGCTGTATATCTTTAACCATGCCACGAGAACACCTAGCGAACACGGCACTGGGCTTGAAATAATAAACGATAAAAACGAAATAGTCTTTTCTTCTGAACGGCCTTATATAAACGTCTTGAAATGTGGAAGCGACGAAAAAGATAACATTTCTACTGCGAGCGAAAAGCCAATAATTGCGTGTAATTTAGGAGAAGATTATTACTATGAGCTTTACCAACAAGCCGCTCATATAGCACCGAACGGCGTTGAAAGCCATAAAAGACCAACATATATTTTGAAAAATCAAGTAGTAAGCATTGTTCCCAGATTTTTCAATACGTTTTGGACAGGCGAGAGTCAAGCTCCAGAATACAACCCAGACACAGGAGAATGGACGTACCCACCTAACGGAGGGCCTGAGCACGGAGGATTTTATGAATTTGATGCTTGGTATAATTACGGTTGGTTGGTAGGGACTATTTGCTAATATTGTTGACAAATAAGCGAGGTGAAACAATGCAGATAGAATTTGAAATTGACGGTATGCGGCTGACAAGAACGTCAGACGCATACGTAACAGAAGGTAGCAAAAACTTCGTACAGTTGCTGTTCACGTTCTCCGACGATTGGGACGGCATCGACAAATGGGCGTTGTTTGCTAGGGACAACAAAACCTATGAAGTTGCTATTGTAGACGGCAAATGCATCGTGCCTTACGAGTGTGCGAGAACACAAGGGCAGTTTGAGCTTACAGTAGTAGGCAAGGCAAACGAAGGCGAGGTTATCGCAACAACGAGTGACAAGGCGGTGCGGGTCAGTAGCAACGAGTTTGAAGAAAACCCAACAGGTTCAGAAACAAGACTGACTAACACGTTTCTTGTCGACACGTTGGCAAAGGTAAAAGAGTACGCAGATAAGGCAGAGAACGCAGGTATAGAAGTTGACAAGGCTGTTGAGAGCGCACAGAACGCCGCTACGAGCGAGAAAGCCGCCAAAGGGTACGCTGATAAGGCTAAGGAGTACAGCGAGTCTGTGAACGTCTATATTCCGTCTGTAGATGCTGACGGCGTAATGACATGGACGAACAAAGCAGGTCTTGCTAATCCTGCTCCGGTAAGTGTAAAAGGTGAACGTGGCGAAAAGGGCGAGCAAGGCGTTAAGGGCGATACAGGTGCCAGAGGTGAACGTGGTGAGCAAGGGCCGCAAGGCTTGCAAGGCCTGCGTGGTGAAAAAGGCGACAAAGGCGATGCTTTTAAATACACCGATTTTACTGCGGCACAGCTTGCCGCTTTAAAAGGCCCTAAAGGCGATACTGGCGAGCAAGGCCCTAGAGGTGAGCAAGGCCCTAGAGGTGACACAGGCTTGCAAGGCCCACAAGGCGAGCGTGGTCTGCGTGGTTTGCAAGGTGCAACAGGTGCGACAGGCCCGCAAGGCGAAAGAGGCCCACAGGGAGCGACAGGCCCGCAAGGCCCGAAGGGTGATAAAGGCGAACAGGGTACAGGCGTTACTATTAAAGGCAGGTATGATTCGTTGTCTGCTTTAATCGCGGCACACCCGAAAGGCAACGAAGGCGATGCTTACATGGTTGGCGTTAACCTCTATGCGTGGTCTGGCACAGGATGGATTGACTGTGGCAACATCCAAGGCCCTAAAGGTGATAAGGGTGATACAGGCCCACAAGGCTTACGCGGCGTCCAAGGCGAGAAGGGTGCAACTGGCGAAAGAGGTGCAACAGGCCCAAAGGGAGATAAAGGTGATACAGGTGAGAGAGGGCCGCAAGGTCTGCAAGGCATCCAAGGCCCACAGGGAAAGCAAGGTGCAACAGGTGCAACAGGTGCGGCAGCTACTATCAAAGTCGGCACTGTTACCACAGGTGCGGCAGGGACGGCAGCAACAGTTACCAACAGCGGTACTACATCTGCGGCAGTGCTTGACTTTACTATTCCACAGGGAGCTAAGGGTGACAAAGGCGAACAAGGCACAGGAGGCAGTGTTGATGTAGAAGTTGCTACAAACAGTGATATTGACAATGCGCTCGCTTTAGCAGGTACAGGGACAATCCCCAGCGGCGGCATCGTCAGCATTGCACAGGGTGGCACAGGAGCAACCACGGCGGCGCAGGCAAGAGCTAACCTCGGGGCTGTTGCGGCAGGTGATTTAGCAAGCGTCGCTAAGAGCGGCAATTATAACGACCTGCAAAACAAACCTACAATACCGTCAACGACAAACACAAAGCTGACGGGCAGCACAACAGCGGAAACGCTTACTGTTACAGGGACGCTCAACATCCCCGGCGGCAAGATATGGATAGGGTGACAGCATGGCTGAATTGTACATACAAAAAACAGGCGGCACGGCGGTAGGATGCAACATATATAGCACGGCTGCCGAAGCAGGTGGCAAGGCATTGCGTGTAGGTAATGGATACGTTGCACTAAAAGATGTTACCGACGCAAACGCCACGGCAGGACGTGTCAGCATAGGCGGCGTGACATACGCAATTGCTACACAGCACACAGCGGCCGTGACGGTGCCTTACACCGAGCAACAATGGACAAAAGCGGGTAGCTATACATTTACTGTCCCCGACGGCGTATCTCGTGTGCGTGTCGCTGTGTGCGGCGGTGGAGCTGGTAAAGGCTCGACCAGAGCCAACGGCGGCAATGGCGGCGATACTATGGCTTTTGGCGTGACCGCAACAGGCGGCAAGGGCGGCGGTGTTGCATGGAGCAAAGGCGCAGGTGGTACGCCAAACGGTTACAACTCCAGTGGCAACAGCTTGACTAACGGCTTTGCGGTATCGTTTACAAAATCTAATGGCAGTTATGGTGGCGGCGGTCAATATGGCGGTAGTGGCGGCTATGACTCGCAGTATGTCAACGTTAACACAGGGCATACATACACGCTTACTGTTGGCAAAGCAGGCGGTACAAATGGCGTTAATGGATTTATATTGATAGGCTATGGAGGTGATGTGCAAAATGGCTAAATTGGTGGACTTAGACGGACTCAAATATTTTTATGGCAAAATCAAGGCTATGCTTGCATTAAAGGCTGATGATAGTGCGGTTGTCAAAAGCGTTAACGGCGCACGTCCCAACGCAAGCGGTGATGTTAGCGTTGCTGTTGGCGGCGGAGTAAGCACGGATACGGAAAACAAATGGACGGCGGCGCAGACGTTTGGCGATGTTATGTTTGGAGGCGTGGAGAAATATAACTGTAAACAAATCACCGGAAACGATGTAAGACCAACTACGCAATATGCAATAATTTCCCCTGACGGGGAAGGTACGCTTATCATAAATTTGTCAGAGCTGATGGCGCGGACATCCTCGGAAAATTACAGCGACATACTGCATTTTAAATTTATTATCACAACGCAAAGCAGAAAAATTGCGTTAAGGGTACTCAGCGATGCCGGCTATATTTGTGCACCAGTAGAAACAAGCTTGAACGGCTTGATAGCAATCTTGGAAGGATGTGCGTTCGGCGGCAAAAACGGCTTTGCACTTTTAACCGTAACAAACATGGAGGTAAGCGGAGGAGGCTCAATATCATGATTACAACATACACATATCAAAACAAAACCTATCCAACCTTACACGAGCTATCCAAAGCCCTAGCCAAAAACTGTATCTTTATCCCGCTGTCTATCAGCGACGATACCTTGCAAGAGCTAGGCGTAACAGTCGATCATGACGAAGAACCGATTGAAACGCTCAGACAGCAGAAAATCATGGAGCTTAAATATCAACGTGACACAGCGGAAGTTACTCCTATTGAATACAGTGGCAACATCTTTGACTATGACGAGAAAGCCCGTGATAGAATCAACGCGGCTATTATTGCTTTATCTTTACAGGGTGAGGGAGCAAGCATTGACTGGACTACCGCTGATAATCAAGATGTTAAGGTGACAGCTAATGACCTGCGTATGGTTATCGCTGCTGTGGCGGTGCGGAGTAACGCTTTGCACACAACCTACCGTGCGGCAAAGGAACAAGTAGAAGCAGCACGGAACAAGGCTGATATTGAGAAGATTACAATGTAGGTGAGATTATGCCGATAGAAAGACAGGAACAGTTGACTGCTTTCAGTTTCAGCGACTATTCGGGCGGCGTTAATGTAGCACAGCCGCCGGAACAAATCGCAGAGAATGAAGCAGAGCTGATACTTAACTATGAGTACGATTACAACAGGCTGAGGACGAGGGGCGGCACGTCTGCTCCGCTAGTCACGTTGGAAGGCGAAGACGTTATCGAAAGTTTCTTCTATGACGCGGCAACAGAAGCGTATATCCTTTTCTGCGAGGGAACAGAGAAGAAGAAAGGCAACGTCTACATAACATACTTGAACGATACACCAAAACTCTTAGGAGTACTGACAGGTGCAGACAGGCCAATATGTTGCAAGTACGATAACTGCGTATATATCGCAAGCGGCGATAAGCTCCAATATTACGATTATGAGGAGCTTAAAACAATCGCGAGTAGTAAACTATGCGACAACGTATTTGAACGCTTTGGCAGGCTTGTAGTGACGCATAGGGGCGATGATAATTTATACTACTCAGCTACAGGTGACGCAAAAAGCGAGAACGCATGGAAAGAGGACAGCAATGTAGACTCATCGAGTAAATGGTTAGAGGTTGGCTACAAGGACGATGGGGACATTATCACTTGTAAGCCAATGGCTAATGACTTGCTAGTATTCAAGACCAACGGCAGAATTTACAGCGTGTCTAATGAATACCCTAGCTGGACAGTATCGCAAGTAGGCGAAAAGAGCTATGCACAGGATATGCAGCGTTCTATTGAGATTGTCGGCAACAGTGTAGCGTTTATCACAGCCAACGGTATACGCAGCGTAGATACAGTACAAACCTACGGCAATTTTACGATGAATGAAATAGGCTATAAGTTTAACAAACTGCTGACAGAAGTAGTATACAAGCCTATGTGTTGGAACATCGTAAGCAAAAGACAGCTGGTGATTATTCCAGACGCAAGGAACAGGCAGAAGGTGTTTATCTATCAATACAACATGGATGCAGGTTTTGAACTTGAATTTCCTTTTGTTGTTGATGATGTTGCGGAAACTTCTAACGGCGTTATCCTGCTGAGTGGCAACTCCTTGTATCGTTGGAGCTTTGACTTGACAACAGACAACGGAAAGCCGATTGAAACGAAACTGATCACGCGCAAAGTCACAACGGAAGTTGCATTTTACACACGAAAATACAACATTACCATTGAGGGCGAAGCAGGTGGAGTAGTCAATCTGACGGCAGGAAAACAAAGTTGGAAGCATCTGCTGAAGAAGTCGCACAGAATAAAATACTTGTATGATACTCTCAGTGAATTACAGTTGACACTGACTTCTAACAGTCAGCACACTATTACTACAATCATCTTGTATAGCGTGGTGAAGTGATATGACGTTTGAAGAATGGGTAAAGCTATACGAAAAAAAGTCGGGGGACGAACATTACTGCCCTCCGTTCTACACTACACTGTTCGATGAAGAAAAAGGATTCGCACAGTATTGGGTAGCGGCGGACCATTCAGTGATGTACGTATATGAATGTTGCGGGGACGGCAAGTATTGGTACGATATTGGGGTGCGCGTTTGCAGGGAATATAATATACCGCGCATGGTTACTATTTGTACAAGACACATCTTGCCTTATTTACGATTACTGAAGTTTAAAATACAATCAAAAATTGTCCAACCGGAACGGCACAACGGTTACAAGATTGAGGGGCTTAACCATTTAGGGAAGCCCTTTTATTGTTGGCCTGCATGGTGGGACGAGGATAAACAATGTAATGCTTATTACGTTGTTAGTGAGGTTAACAAATGAAAAAGTTTTATTTCGACCTGCAAATGTTCAAAGGTAAGGGTGGCAGCACAACTACTTATACAATGTCCCCGGAAGAACGCCAGCTTTTAGTTAAGCAAATGGGGTATCTTGACGAGATTTACCCTAACATGATTCAGCTTAACAAGCGCGCCGGTGATATTTTGTGGAACAGTTTTGCTGATACACAATATGATTTCAACACTGCCAACAAGAACGCGCAGCAGCAAATCAGCAATGCACAGCAAGGACTTGGCAACCTTGCCCAAGGACAGTTACCGCAGGTATACACAAACAATATGACGGCAGCCGTGCAGAGCGGCGTACAGAACAGTGTAGGCAAACTACTTAATGATTTGGGTAACAAAAACGTTATCAACAGCAGTTTGACCAATCAAGGCATGAATGACATTAGCCAGAACGTAGCTAACACTATGGCTAATCAGTTCAACAACAACATTCAGACCTTGGGCGGCTTGTACAATGACCAGATTTCTAATGCCGGACAAGGAATTACTACTGCGGCAGGCGCACAGGATGCAGCTATCAACATTCCTAAACAGATGTGGCAGTTGTCCTTGGGATTGGATTCTGCAAACTCCGGTACTCTTGGTAGTATCGCAGGCAAGTATGGCACAACTACAACTAAGAATAATAGCGGCGGTTTAGGCTCATTCCTTGGCGGTGCGGCTACTGGCTTAGCTGGCAATTCCGGCTTCTGGAATTATCTTGGTGGCGGTAAAAAATAAGGCGGTGAATATATATGGCAAGTAATTATATAGACCCCGCTTTTCAAATTGGCATGATGCTAGGTGACGCATACGGCAATATGTGGGCGGCAAATGCCAAAAAGCGGCAAGGCGCAAAAGCTGATGATATTATTGAGCAGATGCAGAACCAACGTGCAATTCAGCGTATTGCTGACGCTCGTAGAGCAGGCATAAGCGATGAGGATGCAGTGCAGGTTATAACCAACAAAATAGCACAGCAGGCAGGAGCACAGGGCGCAACACAGGCAACAGGGATGGGACAACTTAACCAGCCAGGCATTGATTTTATGGGAATGGGCGCACAAATGGCAGAGCCGCAAGACCCGTATAAACTTAGTGTTCCCTCTCCGCTTGACCAATTAAAGGGCGCAGGCGGCAAGGAATATTCAATTAACAAGGCTTTACAGGCAAATCAGAACGCATTAAATAAAGAAAAAGAAGCTCAAACTGTACTTGCTAGCAACCCAACGGCACAGGCGGCGTATAATTGGAATCCAGATTATACCGAAGATAACGTGCGCAAGGCGTTGAGAAAAGCAGGACTTGCTAAAGATGTTATCGACGAGAAAGTCGGAGAAGTCAAAAGCGACATAGCAAAGAGAGCTAGGGAAGTATATCAGTCTGGAATCCTTAAAGATTTGTACTATGGCGCTGATGTAGCAGGGGCAGACGGCAAAATGGTTCATGTGCCGCCGAACGCCGCTACAATGGCTAGTGCTTTTGCGAAAATTCAAGAGTACGCACAGTATGACCCCGAAGGAGCAAAACTTTTAGCAAGTGGCATTATCTCGCCGCAGGCGTTCTATCAATCGGAAGAAGAAGAACGTAAGTACAAACGCAACAGGAAAGATAAGCTGGAGGATGTTAAGAGTGATCACGAATTCCAACTCCAATTGGAGAATCAACGCGAAAAGAATTGGTACGGCAAACAGCAATATCTGTACAAAGTAAAGAGAGATACTCTGATTAGAGGATTGCGGAGTATGTATCCAAACGCTACACAACAGCAACTTGAAAATGCGGCAGATGCTTATTTGTCGGGTGTAGTTATTGGTGGTGGCGGAACGTCAAAAAAAAAGTCTGACGGCGAAAGTAGCGGGGCAACTAAAACCGAATACGGTGGCACAAAGTACAAAATGGCGGTAGAAGAAGCTAAAGAAATAGAGTCTACACCGGAAGAAGAACGCACTCCGGAACAGAAGCAAAGGCTGAAAACACTTCAAGCGTATATCAGAAGAACAGGTGAAGAAGCTATTCCGTCAGCACCTACGCAAAAAGCAGGTTCTGATTTTGTCGGAGGCCTGCTTTCAAAAGGATATACACCGTCCCAAATTTTGGGAGCATCCGGCTATGAACCCGGCAGCGAACAGTTTAATACCTTGTATGATACTATTCTTTCTCACAGCGGTTCTGCGGCAAGTGGCAGCGTATCACCAGACAAGGAGTTTGAAATGCCTACAAGCAGTCCGACAAGAGCAACAAGCACTGCTGCAAACACAACAGACGGCTATCCTGCACCGATTAACTATGCTTATGACGGAACTCCCGATATGGTAACACCAACGTCAACGCCTAGTGCGGCTATGTTAGGCAGCCTCAATAGCAACTATCCTGCACCGATTAACTATGCTTACAACGGTGACCCGGCGGATGCTTCTATGCTGAAAAGTGAACTTCCTAACTATCCTGCACCGATTAACTATGCTTACAACGGTGACCCGGCGGATGCTTCTATGCTGAAAAGTGAACTTCCTAACTATCCTGCACCGATTAACTATGCTTACAACGGTGACCCGGCGGATGCTTCTATGCTGAAAAGTGAACTTCCTAACTATCCTGCACCGATTAACTATGCTTATGACGGCAACCCGCCCGATACTTCTTCAAGCTTGCCGGCTAAAAAGGAATGGGGAATTAGCGACTTGCTGACACCTGAGTATTGGCATGAATTCGCAAAAGAGTTTGAGCCTAAAAAAGCTGAAGCTTATGGTGGAAGCGGCGGAAGTTATGACGCTGATTTATACGATGCCGCAGTGAAAATTGCTACAAGTCCGACATTTGATAACGCTATTGCAAATATTGCAAAAGCAAGCAATAAGCCTAGCGGAAGCACTGCGCTTACTGAATATTATGCTGATATTCTTAATCGCGTCGGCTATGAAAACAACGAAGGCTTTATGGGAATTCATTACGGAAGCAGTGGATTGGTAAACCGCATGAGAGATGCTTGCGGAATTATTCCATACAGGGACAGTGACGGGACAAACTGCGCGCGTACAATAGGAGCAGTGCTTGACGGCACGCCATACGCAGGATTTTACAATGTAGACCAATTTGTGGATGCAGCTAAAAAACGTGGACAGCTATATACTGCTGACAGTGGCTATAAGCCGCAGGCTGGCGACTTAGCAGTTACCAACAGTGGCAACCACATTGTCATGGTTACTGAAAACGGCGGTACGATTCAGAACGGAGAGAGCCACAACGGCGTGTATGAGGTATCTGCTTCACCACAAAAAGCAAACGGTAATGTCCAGTATTACATCCGCACCAGTGACTACGAGGAGCAATTCCCGAATTTCCATTTTGACAGCGGATTGAGTAATTACGATATAGCCGGAGCTGCCGCTATATTAGAAAAATATTTAATGTAAGTTGAGAGGAGCGCACACAATGGCAGGGATTTTTGACGAACTTGAAAAAACAAAGCGCACGGGACTTAGTACCAACGAGCTGAAAGAACTGCATAGACATTTTGACAATGCACCTGCAAACTATGCGAATGAACGCTATGATTATCTCACAGCACCGACAAGCGAACAGTTAGAACAGCAAAAAGCACAGAAGGACGCTGACGAGTGGGGATTGATTGACTATCCGAAGGAATGGGCCAAAGGCATAGGAGAACAGGCATTAGGCGTAGTAAGCGGCACGCTGAACGCATTTAATGCTGTCGACAATACCAATACTTTAGGAAGATTGGCTGACAGAATAGACGCTTTCAGCAGAGAGAACCTTGCGAAAACAAAACAATACTCTCCGTCTGACGTAATACCGTTCAACAGTAATTATTACGTAAATCCGCAAGGTGCTACTAGAGATGCTATCGGTATGCTTGGCTCATGGGGCGCATTGAGTGCATTGCAGCCGGTGTTAGGAGCTATCGGGGCAGGCGTGGCAAATGCTGTCGTTCCTAATTCTTCGGCAGCAATGGCAGGAGCTAAACTTCTTGCAGAAAATAAAGCTGCTGGCGTTGCTTCCACCCTGCCGTTTGTTGGTGCGTGGCTTGCATCTAACAATGCTGCTATTGCAGAGGGACAAGCCAAATGGTTACAGAACTTCACTAACTTTATTGCAGAAGGTATGACTGCAAGTAAAGTATCTGAACTTGTGTCCGAGGGCGGTAGTGCTGCCGGTGATGTAAGAAAAGCAGGCGGCGACCAAAAAGCACAAGCAGATGCTTTTGCTAAAACTGTTGTAGCTGAAATGCCGATGTTGGCTGTAACTGATAAGTTAGAAGCTATTACGTTCTTCAAAAACTTAGGTACAAAAGGTTCTAAAGAATTTTTAAGCGGTTTAGCTAAAACTATGGCTATTAACGGCTACGAAGAAATTATGCAGAACAGAGCGCAGAAGTTTGGCACAGGCGAAGGCAATTATACTGATATGTTCAATCCTACTACTTGGGACGATGAAGATATTATGTCTGGTGTTGCCGGTGCTTTAGGCGCAGGCCTTATGCACGGCGGTAGTAAAATGCTGACTAAAAACAATGAGCAGCAGGAAACTCCTGACGTTGATATGGGAGGTACTATTGAAGATGCTCCAACGCTCGGAACACTTGCATTACCTGCTGGCAATCAGCCTTTGCTTTTGAATAGAGGCCCGCAAGAACAGCAGCAATCTGAAGAACGTGAAGAACAAGAAAGGCACGATGCTTTAATGGCAGAGATTGCTTCACTGGGCAACAGTGGGGACAACGCAAAGCAAGATACTTACTCTTTTGAACGTGAACCGGAAAGAGCAGCAGACCCATTGGCGCATATCTTCAAAGCTGAAGAGCCTACACCTAACATTGATGCGCAAAAAGCTTTCAATAATAACATCCAAACTAACATTATGCGTAAGCGTAGCAAGACTGCTAACGGCTTGCGTCCTAATGTACAGTTTGATGAAGAACAGACCATCCCCGGCAGTCTTTATAATTTCGCTAACTCTCCACGTGATATGGCGAATGTTACTAACTTCAAACTGAAGAATGATAATGCCGCAACAGACAAAAGCGGTATGCAATGGGATCTTCCGCAACAGCAGACACAGACCGCAGCACAGGAAGAAGCTAAAAGACAGGCGGCTATCAGAGCTATTGCAGAGTATCAGAGAATTACCAACGAACAAGAGATTGGAGCGGTAAGACCTGGGCAAGCAACATTTAGGCCTAACGTACCATATAATTACGATTACCGAAGTGCTTTTGTCCCTAATGCACGAAGAGCGCTTGCGTTGCAAAATAACATTAGACAGCAGGAGCAACCTAGTATAGAACCTACCCCGAGAAACGGCAGAGCTTTAGATGAACGTAATTTCCGCGAAGTTACCTTGCCGAAGGTTAGAGAACAGTACAAATGGGACAAAGAGCATAAAGAGTATCATGCAGAACGCTACGGCGAATCCGCTTTGCCGCAAACCCAACTTTTAAGCACTGATAGAGCCGCACGCCGCAATATGCCTAAGCCTGGTATTGAAGCAAGAGGCTTTATCAATGACAGGGCAGAGAAGAAAAGCGCGCGTGAACGTATGCAAGATGCTATTGCTTTTGTATGGGGAGACGACCCGAAGCATCCGTTAAAGTCTTGCAGAAGACAGCTTAATATGTTCCGCGATATGCGCAAGGAGTATTTACAGCCTATATACGATGTTATGGCAGAAGGCGCAGGCAACGGCGTTTCGCGTATTCCTATTGTTGAGTTTGACAATCAGCATCGTGGCAGATTTTATCGTCAGAGCAATAACTCTCCGTGGTATGCTAAGTATTTCAAGGAGCATAAGAAAAAGCCTACACAGAAGGCTATGTATGACATTGCAGAGGAAGTTGCTTTTGGTGAAAACGCTGATGTAGGTTATTATGCTGGAGTACAGGGCAAAGAGCTTGAAGCGATCGTCGCAGAAAACCACGCACAGCTTGACCCGATTAACGATTATATCCAAACCTACGAAAGTTTAGAGCTTAGACTAAAGGAGAATCCTAACTATGGCAAAGAGCAAGCAGAACGCATTAACAAAGCTGAGGAAGCACGTAGAGCAGCAGCGCGCAACACTGGGAAAACTGAAAGTGCCGAAAGCAACAAAGCCGAAGAAGAACCAATTTCCGAATCTCATCAAGATGAAGTAAATAAAAAAGCCCCTGCATTAGCAGAGGGATATACTACTGAGAGTGGTAGAAGTTTGACTGAAGCTGATGAGAATGAATTTATTCTTCATAAAGGCGAGAAGAACTTCGGAGAGATTAGCAAAGAAGTTAGTGCTGCAAGTGGCGGAGAGTTGCCGCGTGGCTATATTCGGTTGAAAGTTGGCAATGAATATCAAGGATTAATTCATGCAAAAAAACATGAGCTAGAATCTCTTCAGGCTGGGTATAACTCTATTGAGGATATGATTTATGATGTATGCCAGAATTTTGATAGCATATATAAACGACCTTTGAAAGAAGGGCAGAAGCGAGACACTTATATCCTTGTGAAGTTTGGGAACAAAGAACAAAATGCAAAAAACGCTGTTTCTCCAATTTATTTTGAATTACAGGAGGATGGACGTGGTGGTTACTATGTAATTGTTACTTCCATCCCGAAAGGTGACAAGAGTTTACGAAGAGAATTAAAAAAAGAAACACTCGTGTACAGCAGACCGGGCTTAGATTCTGCCGCTACTTCCAACGGTAGCGCGGTTTCAACCCAAGGCAACAATAATGTTGGAGTTACTCAAGGGCGGCTCCCTACATCCGATACAACGAGTGTTTCTGTTACTAAAAGTGTAGCACAACCAACGGAGAATGTCAAAAAACTAAACTTACCAAAAGGCACTACTGTTGATGTATCAATTGTAGGCGATAACTCTAATATCATTCAAGTTAAGTTTAACGGCGAACAGGGCAAAGGCACTAGCGGTATTATGGGCCGAGCAGGCTATATATGGAAAAGCGATAAGCAAGTATGGCAGGCACGCAAGACTGATAAAGCTATGGACATTGCAGAGCAGTTAGGCTATAAACCTGCTGAACCGCCGAAGCACAAGAGTTTTTTTAAAAAAAGTCTTGAAAAAAGTAATGAACGTGTAACACAAGACCTTATTGCTCAAAACAAAGATGAATCTGTACCGGGCAAAAAGTACACGAAGAGGAATAAATTCTTTAGTGTAAGCATTCTTGACGGCGTTATTAGAGTAAAAGACGCTAGGAAAATCAATCCACAAGATAATCAATTTAATTTTAGCCTTAGTGTTGAAGAATATCAGCGAGCTGCACAAAACGGCAACAGGCTTGCTGGCATTAGCAAACTACTCAAAGCAAAAATTAGAGAAGGCATTGAGAATTGGATTGAAGAATCTCCCAACGAGCGTACAAAAGAAGTGCGCAAGCAGCAGAATGATGAAGCACAGATTGTGCAAGCGACCGACGAACACTTCGAGAAAGCATATCCTTTGATAGAAAAAGTATTGCAAAAGGCAGGTATCGAAGCATTAGACCATCAGACTTTATTTGAGAGAGCAAAAAAGCAGCAGAATCAAGGCAAACAGGAATATAAGTATTACTTGAATGCCCGCCCTGCTGATGTTGGGGCAGTACCTAAAGGCTTTATTCGTGTTGACGCTGAGGATAAAGGCGGACGTTATGGCGCAATATACTATGACAGACAGTTGAGCGATAAGGAAGCGCAGCAGTACGAACTTAAATCCGACACTGATGTAGCTAAAGGAAAAGCGCAAACAGAAGCTGTAAAACAAGTCAGCCGAGAACTGATGAAGTCCGAAAAAGTTGTGGCACAAGCAAAGAATAATTCGCTTGAAGATTTTACACTTGCTTATTATGATGCTATTGAAAATTATCTTGCAGACCATATCGAAGAAAACCCGATTTATGAGGACCTGCTGAACGACCCGACAATTATTGATAAAATTATTGAGACTGAATCTATAATTCAAAACACATACGAGAAGTTGAGAGAAAAAACTTCGATTGAAGGAATTACGGATAACACGAGAAATAACAATAAAACTGCCGATAAGCAGAAGCGTTTTGACAAGGAACGTGCTAATAAAACACTTGCTAGTATTTTCGGGCAAAAGAATAAAGCAAGAGAGCCTAAACCAAACGATGTTGGTAAAAAGTTTGTTAATGTTTTCGATGAAAGCAAGGCTGATGAGCTTATTGAAAGAATTAAAAATAAACTTAACAGATTAAACGCTAACCCGATATTTGACCCGGAACTCATGTCTGACATTTTCCATTTAGGCGGAATTTATTTACAACAAGGTGTTAACAAATTCGCTCATTGGTCGAAACTCATGGTTGGTGCGTTAGGCGAGTCTGTACGTCCTTTTCTTACTTCTGCATGGAATTCAGTAAATAAATTCCCCGCCGAGCAAGAGTTTAACGCTGACGCAATGCAGGCAGTTATGGAGCGTGTAGGCAACGACTTCGACGAAGGAAAAAGTTTGCAACAGATAAAGAAAGACCTTGTAGAAGAATTTGGCGATGAAGTTGCAGATTATGTTGATGCTGCATACGAAGGCGTAAAGGCGTTTCCTACTTCTAATACTGCGGATAATATGGTACAATCAAAACAAGATAAAGGAGGTAGTCAATATGATTCTAACAGCACCAAGCAATTATCTCAAGATGATACTAGAAGCGGGAACACCGGCAACGAAGTTCGGAGAACTGCTGAAGGAGAAAGAGCCAGTGCAGGCAATGGACAGAGAAGCGAAACGACTGGAGAGCAAGGCGGACCCGACAGTGATAATTCTGTATCTGGAAGTAGGACTTCTGCTGGCGGAGAGACTTCTGTTCGCACAGGCAGTCAAGAAGCATCCGCAACTGACAGCGATGCTTCCGGAAGTACTGGATTATCAGACAGCGTTGTCGATAGCTTACAGGGAAAACCAGATGTTGAAGGACAAACAACTGGAGACGTTGTTGAATCTGCTAAAGACGGACGAGTTAATGCAGCCGATACAGTAACAGCAAAAGTTGATAAGGTAATAAAAGAGAATAGTTTGAACAGCAAAAGGGCAAGTCGATTGCGTAAAACAGCAAAGACTATGCCCTTTTTGAGTACAATTCAGTTGTCTAATAGTGATTTTGTTGCAGACCGTTTTACTGATAATGGCAAGCAAGGCGTTATGATTACTGACGGCACTGGCACTGGTAAAACTTTTAGCGGCTTATCAGTTGCTAAAGCACTGATTGAAAAGGGCAAGGACAACATTTTGATTGTTACTCCAAGCGATAGCATTAATAATCAGTGGGTGATTGCAGCAGGAGATTTTTTTGGTATCAATTTAAATAAATTAGAAGATACTAAGGATGCAGGCAAAGGCGCTGTAATTACAACATATGCTAATTTGGGAGCGAATGAAGCGCTGATTAAACGTAATTGGGATTTAGTAATCTGCGATGAATCACATAACTTGATGAATAATGAGAAGGGCGAAAAAACTGCTGCTTTAACCAAAATGCGTCAGTTAACTTTGCATCCTACCGAGTTAAATCATAGAGCAGAGCAACTAATTCTTCCAGAAGAGAAGTTGAAAGCACAACAGATTGTATCGCAGGCGGCAAGGTTAAAACACAAAAAGAATGAATTAACAGCCGAAGAGCAAGCTGTTGTAGATGAAGCGGACAAACTGCAAAAGGAAGAAGCCGATAAACTTACTAAAGAAGAAGTTGCTGCAATTAATGCACAAGTCAAAGATTGGGAAGCATTAAATGAAGCAGAAAAGCCGAAGGTTATGTTCATGAGTGCAACTCCATTTGCATATGTGCCTGATATTGATTATGCAGAAGGCTATCTATTCGATTACCCTAAAGTCGAAGGGGGCACATATAATCAGCCAGGTAGCGGATATGCTCAATTTATGATGGATCATTTCGGATATAGAATGAGATATAATCAATTGACTAAGCCGGATAGCAAGGTTGATAGTTCGTTGATGGAAGTAGAGTTCCATGAATGGTTACGTAAGACTGGCGCACTTACTGGACATGAGCTTGAAATTGACAAGGATTATAACCGTGGCTTCTTGTTGGTGGACCAGGGTGTAGGACGAAAAATTGATGAAGGCTTTGACTTCTTACAAAAGAACTACCAAAAGTATGGGCAACTATTAGACGCGCTCAGACGACAATTCGACAGTCGTCGCAGAAATTATTTGCTGGAAAGTATTAAAGCCCGCGAATCTTTGCCGATCATCAAAGAATATCTAAAAACAGGGAAAAAGGTGGTTGTGTTCTATGAAACGAATGTAGCACGTGAAAGCTTTAACCCGTTTAATTTTACACCTGAAAATCAAGAAGTCCTTGATGCTAGCAAAGAATATGCGCAGCAACTTAAACGCGAGTGGGAAATGTTTTCTAAAGAACGTCCCGACCTTGTTAATTTAAATCTCAATGATTTAAAAGAGCCTATCAGTATTTATCAAGAAGCCTTCGGAGAAGACGCTATGTTCTTTAATGGCAGAGTGTCTAAAAAGAAACGTGCTGAATATGTTAAAGAATTCAACAATGATGATAGTGGTAAGAATCTTATCTTTGTGCAGCAGGATGCAGGCAACGCCGGTATTAGTCTACATGACACTACTGGTAAACACCAACGTGTATTAATTAACATCGGTATTCCGCGCCGCCCAAGCTATGCTATTCAGATTGAAGGACGTATTTATCGCTTAGGCAATAAGTCTAATGCTATCATTCGCTATCTGACCACAGCAACTAATATTGAAAATGGCTTATTCGCAGAAACCGTTGCAGGCAGAGCTAGCACAGCGGAAAATCTTGCTTTAGGCAGGAAAGCACGTGGACTGCGTGACAGCTTCAAAAATGCTTATCGAGAAGTGCTCGATGGTTCCTGGGAAGACAGAATGCCAGGGGCAGAAGGTGAAGACGTTGGCGGCAAAGAGAATGATAGAGCTATCGTGTCGAATTCTTCTGATTATGATAGGGCGAAAGCGTTCTATTATGCTAGAGGCAAGAAGACTTCTAAGAATAAAGCTGCGGAAGGCGTTGACTATTTTGCAACACCTGAACCGATAGGCTACAAGATGGTTGAGTGGGCAGGGCTTAAAGACGGCGACAAGGTGCTTGAACCGAGCGCAGGACATGGAGCAATTAGCCGTTTCTTTAGTCCTAACACAGAAAATACCATTATTGAGCCTAGCGGAAGACTTGCACCGCAGGCACAAATGAATACAGATAACGCTAATCTTATCAATGGCTATTTTGAAGACCTGCATATCAGCAATAAGTACGATGCAATTACCATGAATCCTCCTTTTGGTACCGGTGGCAAAACCGCAATAGAGCATCTTGCTAAAGCGTTTGGACATTTGCGCGAAGGTGGCAGAGTAATCGCGCTTATCCCTAGAGGGGGAATGGCTGATAAGCGCTTTACTAAATGGTATGAAAGCGATGAAGCAAAAAATGCTCATATGGTAGGCGAGGTATTACTGCCGAATGTTACTTTTGAACGTGCCGGGACAAAAGTTGCTACACGCATTGTTATTATCGACAAGGGCGGCGAAAGCCAAGGCGTAAAGCGTATAGACCTGAGCAGAATAAACAATATTAATGAATTGTTCGACAACCTAGAAAGCGTTGATATGCCTGCCCGCCAAACTAAACAAACTGATGTAGGAGCAGCGAACTTTGCTAATAGTTTGCGCACAGGGGATACAAAAGGCAACATTGAAGTAGTTACCGCAGACAGTTACAAACATACTAAGACTGGGGAAATTATTCCAAGCGCTAAACTTAATGCAAATTTAAGCGACGAGGAGTATCGAAAAGTTAAGTCTATTGCAGGCAAGAACGGCGGCTATTATAGTAGATATGCAAAAGCGTTCTTATTCCAAGATAACGAAACCGGAAGAGATAAATTTGTGGAGGAAGTCAACGGAGCAAACAACACTCAATACTCCGTATCTTCCGAAGCAGTACAACGTGCAAAAGATGAAGTAGAAGCTGAAATCAGAGCCGCGTTCCCTAACGGCAAAGTAGAATATGTCAATGGCGTACCGACTGTAACACTGCCTAACGGTTCTAAATTTCAATACAGTATTCGCAAAAACCTCGTTGTCAACGCCAAGGAACAAAAAAAAGCTGACGCAGCGCACGGCACAAGCGGAGCAAGAGTACAAGGCTATTGGAAGAAATTCTCCGGCAATGGCGTTCAGCGAATGTTAGCGGTAGCACAAAACAGTGAACGTGGCACAGCGTTCCACGAAGCAATGCACGCAGCCGCAGACTTAGCACTGACCGAAAAGGAAAAGAACGCACTGTATAACTACTATCAAAAACAGGCTGATAAGCAAGGCCGTGATGTTAACGAGGTTATGGCTGACGCTTATCGTGACTGGGTACTTGCAAGACAGCGCAAGAGCGGTACTATGTTTGGTAAACTTTGGCGCAAGGTAAAAGACTTCTGCACAAGAATTAAAGCCTTGTTTGACAAGGGCGCAGAAGTAGAACGCATTATGCAGGACATTGAAAGCGGCAGAGTGTATGAGCGCGGAGCTAATAATCATAGTGTAACGAAGAGAATCTTCTTCAGCAAAGGAGAAATTCAAGGACAGAAGGGAAGCGGAACTACACAGGTAGCAACTACACGTACTATGTATGTGAAGGCGTTGAAGTGGTTACGTAATCAATCGCCGGAAGCTAAAACGGTGCTTGACTACGGCGCAGGCTTAGGCTTAGGCACTGACGATATGCGTTCCAACAATCCCGACTTGAACATAGACTCCTACGAGCCGAACCCGGAGAGATGGGCAGGCAAGCAACCGCCGACTTATACAAACAATACGCAAATTAGCAAAGACTATGACTTGATTCTTAATACTAACGTGCTGAACGTTGTTGAGAAGCCTATTCGTGACTTGATTGTTAAAGACATTGCAGATCACCTTACTATGGGCGGCAAAGCGTTGATAACAACAAGAGGTTGGAGCAACGATGTAAACGCAGCGAAAAACTTCAAGCCTGCCGACGAGCATCATGCAATATGGATAAACAAAGGCAAGAACGGCTATGTATTCCAAAAAGGCTTTGACGGCGACGAACTGAAGAATTATATTGAAGAACTGTTAGGCGACGAGTTTGTAGTTGAAAAGACCAGACCGACATTCGGTAAGTCGAGCGTTACAATCACAAGAGTTAAGGCGCAACCTAATAAAAGCGCAAAGCAACTTGAATTATTCAATACTGACTCTTACCAAGAAATGCCAGACTCCTACAAAACTTTGAAAGGTTCTGTTGTTAAACGTTCCAAGTATGGAGTAGGCAAACAAATGGGAAGCCAGGTTTACTTACACAAAGACTATGTTAGCGACGTGATCCCGAAAAAAGTATGGGAGAACGCATTAAAAGTTTTGAGTGATGCAGACAGCGACTTTGAGTACAACTGCGTTATGTATGACACCAAGACCGGGAATGTAAGGTTCGATGAAGCTCCGGACTTTGACGAATCACGAGAGCCTATTGTCGGGGATACCATAACTGTAAAGCCTGACGGAACTGTTAAGCGCGGGCACAGTAACTATATATGGCATCATAAATGGTTGTGGGTAAAGAATGATTATCAAGGCTTTGATGTTAATCAGTCGAAAGCATGGAGTAATAAATGGTTAGGCACTCTAACAGAAACTGCTGACGGCAATGGCATAGAACGTTGGAACGCACAGTTAGACCGCTTCAATCTTGAACGCGACGGCGAGGAGGTTCACTATTCCGTTGTTTCTCCCAAGCACAAAATCGCTAACGCATTTACCAACACCGAACGTAAAGGCGTAGTAGACAGCGTAAAAGATTTCTTCACAGAACACCGCAAATCTCTTTATCAAGATTGGTTCGACAAGAACAATCCGCTGAAAGGTTTTGACGCACTGACGAAAGCAACAGGCGGCTTAAGCGTGTATGACCAAGTGCAGAGTTTACCGGCAACTACCGCAGGTATGCTGAAAGCCTTGACCGAGGGCACAGCACAGCACGTCAAAATGGCTAATCAGCACTTGAAGAATGTTAAGATGAAGTACAATGTCACTCTTGCTATGGCGTTAGAGAAAATCGACAAGAAGCAAATGGACAAGGCTTATCCAAAATATCTTGCAGAGAACGGCTTTGATAACTGGGTAAACGCTTTAGGCGCATACTTAGGTGCGGAACGTTGCTTAGAAATGGCGCAACTTGCAAGAGCTGAGGGCAAGACTTATAAATTCCCTAAAGGCTTGACCGAGCAGGAGTGCCAAGACTTCGTGAATAAAGCTCCGCAACAGTTTAAGGCCGCCGCTGATATTTTCTACAAAGTAAACGATAATGTAATCTCCATCATGGAGGATGCAGAAGTATTCAGTCATGATCTGGCGAAAACATTGCGTACCAAGTATAGGAAATACTGCCCGTTGTTCCGCGACTTCTCCGACACTGCCGCAGCAGACAGTTTTATCGGTGGACTGACAGAAGGCGGACGTGGTATTGGTAATGTATCTGTCCCGCTGAAACTAATCAACATCGAAGGCAGCGAACGCGGCGTGCTGAATCCGTTGGAAACAATCTTGAAGTCTTATGCGGTAATGCTTAACAGAGCAGAGCGCAACAAGGTTGCTTTAATGGCCGTGGAGAATTCAAGAAGCGCAGACCTGCATGAGCTGATACAGGAAGTACCAGGTACTACCGCTGACCCGAAGAACTGCGTATTCACTGTACTGATTAACGGCAAGAAGAAAGCATACAAGACTACACAAGACTTGTACGGTCCTATTGTTGGATATAACTTGCCAGCTGCAAATCTAGCTTTTGGCGTAGCAAGAACCGCCGCACGTATGCTCAGAACAGGTGCTACAATGTCCCCGAGCTTTATCCTGCGCAACGTCCTGCGTGATACTGTTTTTGCAGGCATTTCAAGTAAAAACGGCTTTATCCCTATTGTAGACACTATTCGTGGTGCAATAGCATTAGCGAAAGACCCGGCAATGAGAGCAGAGTTTGAAGCGGCAGGCGTTACTGAATACAACTTCTATTCTTCACAGAAAAGCAGAATCAAATCTCTTGACGCTATGGCAGGCGAAACACCGGCTAGTGCGTGGGAGATTATGAAAGCAGTATTCAGCAGGCTTGAAGCAACAAGTGATTTCTTTGAATCCTCTACACGTATGGGCGAGTACATGAAGGCACGTCAAAAAGGCCTGAGCATGGAAGAAGCTGCACGCGCCGCAAGAGAGGTTACACTTGACTTCTCCCGTAGCGGACGCATAGGCGAGCAGGTTAACCAAGTAGTACCGTTCTTCAATGCCTGCTTGCAAGGCGGCGATAAAATGGTAAGACTGTTCCGTGACGATTTTGTAGGCACATCGCTGAAGGTGTTTAAATACATCGTACTGCCTAGTCTGCTTATAATGGCCATGAACTGGGATGAGGACTGGTACAAAGACCTTGACCCCGATATCAAGAACAACTATTGGTGCGTAGGCAGGAATATCCGCATCCCTAAACCGCAGGAAGCAGGCGTGTTGTTCGGCAGTGGCATTGAAGCACTGTTCCAACAAGCAGCAGACAAAGATAAGGATGCAGTAAGCAACTTCTTGAAAGCGTTCAGCAGCAATATGATGCCTAGTGTGTTACCTACATTAATTCTGCCGCTGATTGAGTGGAGTGCAAACTATTCATTCTTCAAAGGCCGTCCGCTTGTAGGCAATAAATACTCACGCCTGCCAGATGAGTTACAATATAATGACTACACTAGCGAGCTGAGTAAAGGCATCGGCAGTGCGTTGAAAGTATCACCTATGAAGATTGATAATCTTGTGCGTGGCTATACAGGAACTATGGGCGCATTGTTGTGGAGCATGGCAGGCGAGCCGTTCGCAAAAGCAAATAATCTGCCGGCGAAACATTTCAGTGAATTGCCGTTTGTGCGTGACTTCAATGTGACGGATGCAAATCTGAGTAGACCGATGAATGAGTTTTATGGTATACTAGATAAAGCAAATAGACAACACGCAGGCTATGGAGTTAAAGGCAAGCCGGAAGCCGCAGTAAAAGGCATCCGCAGCGCAGGTGCTATGATTAGTAAAATCCGCAAGGACATTGACAAAATCACACACAGCAACTTAACACCGGAGCGCAAGCGTGAATTAATTGATAAGCGCAAGGAGAAGATGAACCAAATTGCAAAACAAGCCACTGCAAGGTATGGCAAATATTTCGAGTAGTATAAAATGCAGGGGAAATATTTATAAATAACTTGAGGTGTATAAATGGAATTAGACCTTAACTGGTATAGTACAGTCATCAGCCTTTTGGCTTTAGTTGTCACCTACTGTATCGTTGAGCCGCTGAAGACCGCTATTAGCGAGCTGAAGTTGAGCATTGACGATTTAAAGGTAGAGATGAAGTTGAACAGGCAGGCTATCCAAGCATTGGAACAACGCCACGCACGTGTTGAAGAACAAGTAAAGACCTTGTTTAACGAAAATGACGAGCAGAACGAAAGACTGAAAGAGCTGGAACACAGATGTAAAGACTGTAAGGAATGTAGAAACTGAATAATGAAAGCCGTGCTAAAACAGCACGGCTTTTCTATTTAAGGAAGTGAGATAATGCGTAAATTAATTAACATGTTAAAGAAGAACGATAATGCCTATAGCGTGGGCAGAATCTGTGCTGTTATAGGTTTTGCCGTTTGGGTGCTGGTGACTTTGTGGCTTGCTTTTTGGGCCAGAACTTGGGGCAACTACGAGAGCTGCACGCTTGGCATGGTGGCGCTGCTTCTGGTCCAACTTGGCAATAAAGCGATTGAAACGAGAATGTTTAAGGTAAGAAGTGAGGAACGAAATAATGAGCGATTGGAATAAGAACCTTGCAAAGGAAATTGCAAAAGGATTGATTAACACCGGAATTGAAGGCGGCTATGACAGTGTGGCGAAAAGCACTGCATATGATTATCCGTCAATTTCTGTATCTCAATGGGAAGGCAACAGAGCTGATGAGCTTTTGAGAGCTATTCCCGGCGGCGAAGAATTTGTCGGCAGAACCTATATTGATATTAAGGCAAGCGGCGAGCTGCCGATGCTGAAAGAACTGCTTAGAAGCGACGCAGGTAAAAAGGCTGCACTTGAACAGTTATCCCGTGACTGCCTGCAATACGTCGAAGTGCTTCAGCAGGTGCCGACATTAGACGATACACGTTGCATTATCTATGCCGGTATGTGGTGCCCTACATCTACTTGGGTAGTTAAACGATTCCTGGCTAACAGATATATGCACGTCGACTTGCGCAGTCTGGAAGCACTCTATAAACTGTTTAAAAATTATTATTGGATTGCTGCTGATGTTGGTGAACTGTATAGAGCAGGTTATGCCAATAGAGCGCAAACTACTTATGAGTATGTTGCTGGCATTGACTTAACCACGCCTTATGGTATTCCTGCCTATGGTGAAGCTGGCAACGGAAGATGATTTAAAGCTCATGCTTTAGATACAGTCACCGACAAGAGGTTTAGTTATTCCCTCTCCTATACGTGTAGCATTTTCTGGTAATTTTTTGCGTAATAGTCGGTGACACATTCTACAATGATTGGAGGTGATACAATGGAAGAACTTAAAGCATTTGTTATTGACAAGAAATTTGTTGTTGGTCTGGTTGCAGGTTTTGTACTGGGTGCGTTGCATCATTATTTTGCACTCTAAAATCATTCTGAATATCTATCTTACAAGTAGGCTATAATTTAACGGTTTTGGGCAAAAATCACACACAAATTACATCGCCTATAAGCGTTTTTAAAATAGTGCCGCTTATGATTTATCGTGGTGGAATCTAAAATCGCTTGTAGGCGAAATTTGTGCGTCTGACGAGGCTTATTATATTTTACAAATATCAGTATTGCCAAGAGGTTATAATGGAGAATGAAAAAACAAGAAAAACTAAAATTGTCATTGCTTTTGCCGCTGGCGTGTGTGTCGCTTGCGGTATTTTTTATGCCGCTAACTGCTTCGGCTGGTTCACCCCGGTATTCGGACGAAGTGACGGAGTACGTTCTGACGGAGTATCAGTACCAAAAATTAAACAGCAACTTGACGGAGCTGAAACGAATCAACGAGAATTACAAAAAACTGCTGACGCAATCGAAGGGACAGTTGGGAACATCCGACAAGAAGTTAGCGGAGCTAGAGAAGAAGTCGGACGAGCTGAACAGTCTTTGTCTGACGCTGAAAATCAAAGTCAAAGAGCAGGAGAGCTTATTGACGAGTGCCAATCAATCCTTAGCGGAGCTAGAAAAAGAGTACAATCTAAAACAGAAGCGCATTAAAAAACAGCGCAACATCGCTTATGTGATAGCAACGTGTGCGCTGTATGCTGCAATGAAGAATTAAGACAAAACAAAACACGGATGGTGGTACGATGGAAGAGAAGGAACAAATACCAGCAGGCATTATTACAATGTTATTAAAAGGTTATGTAGAAACTATTGCTTTTCAAAGAAAGATAATCTGTGCCGCCTTGCTTGGATGGGCGGCAACAGTTATAACTTATTTATGTAGGTAGGTGACAACAAAATGGACACACTGCTGAAGAACACGCGAGATTGGTTGCAAACTTCAACGCGACGTTCTTTCAGCGCGGTATTGGAAGAAGCGAAGATAACACCACGACAGGTAGAAATTTGCGAGTTAAAATTTATAAAAGGCTTGACTAATTATCAGATAGCCATGCAGATGAATGTATCTGTTAAAACGGTAGACAAGGAACTTAATACTGCGTACAGACAAATCACAAATGTATTATCATTCCTTTGAGTGCAGGAGCCGCCTTTTAGGGCGGTTCTTTTTTTGTGGGGAATTTGTAGGGATTGTTTTGCTGAAAATCAGCTAAACTATAAGTGAGGTGATAAGTATGTACGGACAATATAACCCTTATATGGGCGCAACACCGCAGATGCAGCAGCGACTGAATTATTTGCAACAACAGCAGCAGATGTACCAGCCAACTATGCCGCAACCTATGCCTATGACATTGAAAGGCAGAATTGTTACCAGCATGGACGAAGCGAAGGCAGCTCAAATTGACCTGGACGGAACGAGCACTTTCTTTCCTTGTCCGGCAGAAGGAAAGATTTATGAAAAACTTATAGGCTTGGACGGCTTGCCGATTTTCAGAGTGTATCAGATTAACAATTCGCAGAAGCAGCCTGCATATGCTGAACAAAATATTGTAGATAGATTAGTAGAACGTGTGGACAGATTGGAAAAGCAGATTGGAGGAATGAACAATGAACCCGATGCAGATAATGGCAATGTTGCAGAACAGCGGTAATCCGATGATGATGCTTACACAATTAGCACAGCAAAATCCTATGATGAGCCGTGCTATGCAAATGGGGCAAGGAAAGAATGAAGTGCAGTTAAAAGAAACTGTACGTAATCTTGCAAGGCAACGCGGCATGAGTGACGAACAGTTTACTCAGTTTTTAAGTCAATTCGGTTTAAAGCTCTAATAGCGCGCAATGAGCTTTACATATAATTCCTGGAGGTGAAATTTTATCATGGAAGGTGCAAACATTGTTCCGGTAATGGACATGAATCGAAACAACAACTACGGTGACTGCTGGGGCGGCGGTATGTGGTTTATGTGGATTATTGTTCTGTTCGCTCTTATGGGCGGCTGGGGCGGTAATTGGAATAACCGCGGCAATATGGGTGCAGAAATTTTTGCTAATGGCAGTATGACACGCGATCAAATCGCAGACCAGTTCTCTATGCAGGATATTAAAGACGGTATCCGCGGCGTTCAGAACGGCTTATGTGACGGCTTCTATGCTCAGAATAGCACTATGCTGAATGGCTTTAACGGCGTACAGCGTGACATTATGCAGACTGGTTATCAGTTAGGCAGTCAGCTTGCAGAAAATCGTTTTGCTCAACAGCAGTGCTGCTGCGAAACTAATCGCAATATTGATGCAGTGCGCTATGAAAACGCGCGTAATACCTGCGATATTGTCAATGCAGTGAAAGAGGACGGCGAAAAGACCAGAGCAGTTCTGATTGCCAACCAAATCCAAGACCTGCGCGACAAGCTCGCAGACCGCGACCGTGACTTGCAGACAGCTAATTTCCATTTATCTCAACAGGCACAGAGTGCAACCCTTATCGGTATGCTGAGACCTTACCCGCAGCCCGCTTATCTGACAAATAGCCCATATCAGAGCATTGCTGCTAACGTAGCTGGTGCTTGCGGCTGTACTTATAACGCAGGCTGACAATAATTTATGTGCATTAACTGCACTGTATTAGGGACGGTGCAAGCCGTCCCTATTACTTTAACTAAAGAGGTGAAAATAAATGATTTGCAATCAGAAATCCGCATTAACAACAGTAGCAACAGCGGCGCAGACTGTTGCAGCGAACGGCTTTGTTGGCTTTCCTACTAACAATCTTCTGACCGGTGTATCTATTAAGCATCCGGCAGGAAGTACAAGCGTTGATCTTATACAGGGACTTTACCTTGTGACTTTGAACGCTGATATTACCCCGACTGCGGCAGGCGATATAGGTTTAAAGCTTCTTCGTAATGGTGTAGCAGTACCGGGAGCAGAAGCAACAGTGACAGTAGCAACTGGCGATACATATAATGTTAGCTTTGCTACGCTGATTCGCGTTTTACCGAGTTGTTGCGTAATTAACAACAACTCCATGTTGCAAGTACAGGCGACTGCTGCGGGGACGATTACCAATGCTTCTCTGAGTGTTGTAAAAATGGCATAAGGAGGCAAACATCATGCACAAACTAAAGAAATACTGGGAGCAAGTGAGTGCCAACCCGGAAAAGATTAAGGAAATGGAAGAAATAGTTTGTGAAGCGTTAGAAGAAGTGCGCGGCCGTTGCCCCCGGTTATTTTGGGATACTGCATATAAACTGCATTGTGTAGCATACGGCAGGCATTTTGACGAAGAGCTAGCTAAAAAGGCAGTATCTAAGATGAAGAATGTTGATGGCACGTGTGGCGAACATTGGACGTATGAGCAGACTAGCCAATTCGCAGAGCAACAGGGAATACGCTGCAAGGCTGATTGGTACTATGTTATGAATATGCTGCATAGTGATTTTGCTGAAATTCTTGGGAGTGATACTAATAACTACGTGCGTATGGCAAAGGCGTACATAAACGACCCGGACGCATCAGAGGGAAAAGTTCTTGACGTTTGGCTGGCGCAGATGCTATAATGAGCTAAGGGCAGGTGCGAATCTGCCCTTATAGTTAAGCCGCAAGATTAGCTGTTATTTTCCATGTGTCTGAGCTTACTGCAATCCGAGTCCGCGGCACCAAATATACAGTAAGCATATTTGGTAAAATCTCAACCGTTGCGCAATTATCGCGAACGGTTATTTTATTTATTAAGAGGTTTACAACAAAACGTTTAGCGGAATTATCTGCGTTGCTTTCCAAATCTTTTTTGAAAGCGGCGAGAGTAGCAAAAATTTCTTCTTCCGTAAGTATTTTAGAAAATTTCACAGAAGTTTCACAAAGACGAGCTTTGATTTTAGCAAGCTCGTCTTTTATTTTTTTCATACGAGCCAAAGAATATTCGTCAACCTCGCCATTCTCAATAAAAGCATATAAATTATCAAGCTTTTTCTCTGCTGCAGCTTTAGCCTGGAGCAGGGCTTTTCTGCTTTCATCAGCTTCATTGGTCATGGCAGCGTAGCCTTCGCGCATCAGAGCAGCAATTTTTTTCATGGACGCTTCGGAAAAGATTTCTTCTTCCAGCGCTCTGATGGCGATTCTTTCCAGCTTCTCGGCGCGGATATATTTTTGCGGGCAACGTTCGCCGGCAACGCGCTCTTTTTTCAGGCAGTAATAATAACCGTAAGGCTCGCCGTTGCGTGGGGCAACTCTGTGGCCGCTCATCGCGCTGCCGCAATAGCCGCAAATAACCTTGCCGGATAACAGATAAGGCTCAACAGCCTTATAAGAGGAAAAACGGCGCTGATTGGTCTCTCGTTTGGCCTGTACGGCCGCGAAATCTTCTTTGGATATAATTGCCGGCAGCGCATTGTCAATCGCTATAAAGTCATCTGGGCGCGTCTTGGAATGGCTGTTGCGTGCCTGGCCGTTCTTGGCGCGGGGAGTTTTGTTAAAGGTATAGCGGCCTATATATTTTTCGTTGCCCAGGATATCATACAGGCATGTTTTATCAAATGGTTTGCCATTGCGCTTTTTGCAGCCTGCCAGCTCCAGCTCCCTGCAGATACGGATATAGCTGTAGCCTGCCAGGTATAGCTTGAAAATAAGACGCACAGCCTCTGCTTCAATCGGCTCAATCTCATAATGCTTATCAACGATCCTGAAGCCTAGCGGCGCGGTGCCGCCATTAAATTGCGCCTTATAGGCGTTCTCGTTCAGGCCTTTTTTTGTCTCTTTGGATAAGTTGCGGCTGTAGTATGCCGCCATCGACACGAGCACACCTTCCATCATCTGGCCTTCCGGCGATGCATCTATATGCTGCACTGCATATTCATAGCGTATACCCAGCTTTTCCAGCTTATCCTTGGTTGTGTAGTAATTAAGCTCGTTTCTGGAATTACGGTCAATCTTATGGAAGATGATAATATCAAACTTATCCTCCAGGGCATCGGCCAGCATCTGGTTATAAGCGTCACGCTTGGTCAGCTCGCGGCCGCTTTTGGCCTCGTCGACGTACTGGCCTATAACAAGATAGCCTTTACTTTGACAATAGTTTTTGCAGGCGCGCACCTGCGCATCAATGGATTCTTCGCGCTGCATATCGCTGCTGAAGCGCGCGTAAATTACTGCTCTAAGCATAAAATTACTCCTTTATTTCTTTATGTTTTTAGTTTCCTGCTCCAATTCTAATAGGTCAAGCTCATCGGCTTGCGCTGCATCGAATGCTTTGCGACGTGCATCAAATTCTTCGTAAACTTTACGGGCGTGCGTCTGGGCTTGCTCCATGGTGATTTTTCCGTGGGATTGCAGCAAGGGGACGCCATGATCTAAAAGGAGTTTGTCGACGCTGGCACGCCAAAAATCAAGCGTCAAGTCCTTACGCATTTTTACATGCAATTCAGCACTTTCAAGGA